AGGGACTAAGTCTGGGTCTAGGTCTAGGTCTTGGTCTTGGTCTAGGTCTTGGTCTTGGTCTAGGTCTTGGTCTAGGTCTGGGTCTTGGTCTTGGTCTAGGTCTGGGTCTAGGTCTGGGTCTTGGTCTTGGTCTGGGTCTGGGTTTAGGTCTTGGTCTAGGTCTTGGTCTTGGTCTAGGTCTTGGTCTAGGTCTGGGTCTTGGTCTTGGTCTACTTAATTAAAACACAGCATAAAAATAAAAATAAAAAATTTATGGAACATGTCATAGTAGGTAATATTAAAACAAAAGAAATAATATTAGATGGGGTTGAATTAACTCCATCTATTGCTCAGAAACTATATGGGGCAGATATCCAATTTGATTGGGGGCAGAAAACACATGGAAGTTTCGTCCTTGCCGTAGCCATTTCATTACATTTGAATGGGACACATGAAGGATGTTATCGTTTACGAAATGAAGTAATTATTTACCTTCCTAGAACACCTCAATTCAGAACCGAATTTGAATGGGATTTTCCTTACTGTAAGTACCGCAAGTTAGCCTTTCAATATGCTAGGAGTTATAATAAATACCTTTCAAATAATTATTTATCAACAAAAACGAATGAAGAACTATTATGTTTTATTCACCCTCTGGAAAGAGATGTATTTGAAAGGGTGTTTAAATAATTAATTTTAAATGAATTAAATATTCAATTTGTTTAAGTTTAAATTTATTTGTACTTTTACAATGGTTTTTAAAAATGTCTAAAATGCGGTGCTGCGTAAAATATTTAATTCCAATTGCTAAATTTTATATATTTTCACCCGAATGGAATAGAAGCAGCACCTTCCCCATTCGGGTTTTTATTTTTTAATTAACTTAGATATTATGGAAATAAGAAAAACAAAAATGCAAATGACAGAAGTTGTAACGAAATGTTACAAGTTATGTGATAAATGTGGTATAATAATAAAAAATAAGCAGTATGACGCTTTTAATTTTGAGTTAGAATACAAAACAGGAACAGCATATCCAGAAGGTGGAAGTGGAGATAAATACGAACTTGATTTATGTGAAAATTGTGCCCCGAAAGCAATACAATTATTAAAAGAAAATGGATTTAAAGTGCAAGAATCTGAATGGGATTGGTAATTAAATTCTATGAAAAACTATATTATTAAAGAAGATTTATTATTACAATCACTTAATACAACAAACTATCTGATTGTCAATAAAACATTAATTAATTATTTTGGAGTGGAAGCTGCCCTTTTTTTATCAAATTTAATAGACAAATATTTTTATTTTAAAGAACACAACCGATTAAAAGAAGGTTGGTTTTATATTCTCCATAAGAACCAAACAAAACAAATTGGGCTATCTTTACACAAATTACGTAAGTGCAAAAAACAATTAATCAATGAAAATATAATTTCCACTAAAATGGTTGGTACACCAGCAAAAGAGCATTATTTTATCCATGTTGAACATTTGCTAACCCGCATAAACACTAGACCTACGGATTTTGGTAGGTCTAGTCCTACGGATTTTGGTAGGTCTAGTCCTACGGATTTTGGTAGGGCATATAATATAAATAATAACAAAGTAAATAATAACAAAGTATTAAAATACAATATTGTCGAAAATGACTTTAAAAACTTTTGGAAATTATACCCACGAAAAGATAAAGAAGGGAGTGCTTTAAAAGCTTGGATTAATTTATGTAATTCTCCATCAAAAAAGAAATATTGTCCTACTTGGAGGCAGGTGGTTAAAGCAATTATATTACAAAAGAAAACAGAACGTTGGTCTGTCTCAAAGTTTATTCCACTTGCTTCCACATGGTTAAATCAATATCGTTGGCTGGATGATCCCAAAGAAATGAAATTGCATATGTTTAAAGATGATATTAATAACGAACAAGAAATTTATAATAATATTCCTGATTATGTGAAACAATCTACTTGAAAAAAAGACAATTAAAAAATATATAAGCCATTTTAACCTGTGCGGCAATTAGCGATAACGAGTTGGTGGTATGGGTATGTTTTACCCAACGCACTGTACCGGATTAGAATTGAAAAACAGAATTTAATAATAACTAAATAGTGAGCAACATTGAAATATACAATTGAATTATTGGAAGCAGAAATAGATATCCTTAAAGATAACTATAAAAGCACAAAGGATGACGTATTGAGAACGGAATATAGTAAACGTGTTTTAGATCTTAAAATATGTTTAAAAATACTAAAGCAAGCGAATGAGGCTAATTCAGAGAACGGCAAATTACCTATAGAGGAGTTGAGCGATGGGGTGGCGGTTTGCCCTGCTTGTAAGATTTATGAAAATAATAAAGCATATAGTTGTTGCCCATTTTGCGCAAAAAGATTTGATAGGCAAACTGATTGCTAACGAGCCAGAGAATATGGGAAAATGTAATTTTTTTAGTAATTGTTATGATTGCGAAGTTTATACAATAACATCATTTTATTATGTAAAAATATCAGATATAATGACACCTATTAGAATTTGTGATAAATGTAGAAAAAGGAGGCAAACCGCTAACGCCAACTGTGCTATATTTGATGTTAGAGGTTCGTTGCCTGAATTGGTTACCGAAAGGCATGATAATGTTTGGTTAGCTTATTTGAAAGATATACCCGGAATGGTGGTTGAAGCAGAAACAGAGGATAAAGCTATTGATGAACTTATGATTAGTATTAAAGTTAAATTACTGTATGATAGACAATGACCGCTAAATGGTAGTAAGTATGGCAAGTACCTATCACTAAATTAAATTGAAACACAAAAATTCAAAATATATGAATAAAAATAATAAGAATAAAGAACTTAATAACACAGATAAAAAATTACATATATCTGATATTATGAACAGTATTTTGGTTAATTTAATCAAAGAAGTCTATCAAAGAGGATATGATGATGGACATGCTGAAATGTATAATGCTGAATTTGTTGGTGGAGGCCAAATTAAATTATTAGAAATAGAAGGTATTGAACAGGTGGTTCAAGATGTGATAAAAAAATATTGTTCAATGGCAGAAGAAATGATAACAATACCAAAATGGAAGTTTAAAACAATAGAAAACGCTTTACGACTCAGTCATAGAATTAATAACTGTAGCACTAAAGAAACTGCGTTTGATAGAGAAGTAGTAAAGGCTTATTATTATGCTAAAAGTGCCTTGGTGGAACCTTCGAGATTACCACAAGCACATGAATTATTACCGCATGTTAGCGAAATGTTGCCGACTGATTATATAGATGCTGAAATGATAAAAAGATGGCATGCAAAGCTAACTGAATTGGGAGAGAAAGAAATGAGGCAAGACATAGAAGCAATGGCAAAAGCTTATGATTGGGAGAAAAATATTAAATGGGAATAACTTATCAAATTAAAAGATATGAATGCTAAAGAATATTTGATTAATGTTAGTCCAAGTGATAAATTTGGAATTAGAGCTAAATTACGATCGAAGAACTTACTTAATATAGGATGCACATTAATGGAGCAGTATGCAAGGTATAAAATAGAAATTTTAAATGTAGAAACAAAAAAGGAGTAACGGACCTGGGAATGTAATTTTACGGAATTTGAAAAATTATGGATATGAATAAAAAAATTAAAGAAGCAATGGAAACGGCTTTAAGAGCGCTTGAAAACTATGAAAAAGATGGTGCGTTTTATGGGGTAACGTATTATATGGCAGTTGAACAATTAAAAAACATGCTTAGAAAAATATAGTTAATTTTATTCTTCGCAAACGGATAAAGTTGATTTTTACCCGATACGTAGTATTGTGTTATAAACTTTTAAAGCGGAAACAATGGTGCGTAGGCAAGCGCGCGTAATGAACGCCTACTAGGTTGGTTGACGGAACTGGACGTAAAACCATAGATAAAGCCCATTCAGTCTAAATTTAGCGTGTGAGGGCAGATTCAAGAAAACGCAAGTGAGTACCTTATCTGCTACAAGACCACAATAAGAACAAAAATTAGGGATTCCGCTTTAATTGTTTTTATAACGAACCAGAGAATATGGGGAGGATTTGGGAATACAAAGTAAAATTGAAATATAAATTTAATTATTAACATTTAAAGCAATAAAAATTATGGAAATAACGTGTTACATCGTAATAGCATGCGCTATTTTAAGTATTCTACTTGCAATATTTAGTAATGAACAACCATCAAGGTTTAGTTATGCCGTAGGATGGTTCTGTACATTGGTATGGTGTATAATATACCTGCTGATAAAGCAATAATTTTTATGGTATTAAGAGAAAGCTTATCCCAAAATATTGCCTATATGCTTTGTTCGGCTCACGTAACTAGGCTATGTGAAGAACTTAACAATTTATTTGAAGCATTAACAGACGGTAGGGTTAAAATAGAACCGAAAGTGCAGTAATTTATTGTGCCTAATTTGTGTTAGAGCGAGTTAATTGATAAACATGGAATTACAAAAATCATTAGAGCATCCTTTATGGAAAGCTCACAAAATTGGAAACACATACAAAATGGATGGCAAAGGAAAATGGAAAATTGCTTACTATCCGATATTTGAGTGTGGCAAAACTGGCAAAATATATAAAGAACCAAGAGCATTAATAGAACAGAAAGCAATTTGGAATGGTGTAGAAGGAACAGACTTTCGAGAAGTTCCATTGCATTATTTAGAACTTAATTCGATCTACGATTGGGTATATACGTAGTACCCAATGCAGAAACTTTAAAAATTAGTACAAACCTTAATAGGGTATTACGTATATACCTTTTTAGCAACAGTAATTTATTATGACGCAAGAACAAATAAATACACTTTACAACTTGACAATTTTAATTCACGAACATGAATGGTTTGGGAAAAGGAAAAAACCAAGAGATAGAGAAGAAGTACAAGAATGGGTTGCTAAAAAATTGGCAAGTTGTATGGATATATACACAACTCCTTGTGGAATGAGTTGGGGTGTACTATGCAGCAAAGAATACTTCGAAGAATATTGGAATGAACACAGCAAGATTAAGGATTGACCTTATTGTTGCTAACGTTTGACGGTAAACTCTCGTTGTCGTTTTAAATACGAGATATAAATTTTAAAATTACAACAAAATGAAAGATGATAAATAAGTTTGAAACACTTCCAGCAACAAAGAAAGTTAATATAATGAGGGGTGCGCTGGATTTAATGAACCAGTATAATGGTAGAAATAATTACCAATGTATATTCATGGCAATGGGATACCAAGAAGACGATGAGGGTAGGTGGCATTTTTATGTTGCCTAACGGACGGAGGTATGAAATGTGCTGACAAATACGCAGAAACGATGAATCGAAGTACTAACGTAAAAAAAGAAAAAATAGGGATGGAAAATATTAAAAATTTAAACGGGAAACATTATTTTATTTGCACTGCCTGTATGAGTGTATGGGCTGATGCTTTAAGTTGGGCTAATGCAAATATAGAATTAGTTACAACCGATGAAAAAGAAGCTGAGAATATAATTGTTTTATCATGCCAAGTTACTGACCTTGCAATATTGAACGACTTCAATACTGCTGAAAAGTTTAGAGACAAATATCCAAATAAAAATGTGTTTATATCTGGCTGTTTGGCACAACGAAACGATATAGCATTTCCTGAAGATATTGGAAGATTGGAACAAATGCGATGTACGTATCAACAAATTAACAATAAAAAACTTGTTGAATTTGCAAAACCATTTTGGATAAAAGACTTCAAGGAAACTGACAAGGAACTTGAACAAGGGAATATTTTCAGGAATAAATATCCATTACGAATAGGGAAAGGATGTCCATTCAATTGCACTTATTGTACTATAAAAATGACCAGAGGAAAGCACGAGAAATATGATATTGACAATAGGCTTGTAAATGAGTTCATGAAGTTTAACGATGTTGTTTTAATTGCAGATAGTCCGACAGTACAGCAAATAAAAGATTGGTGTAATTTAGCAATCGAAAAAAATAAGAAAATATCTATAAGAAATATTGAGCCACAGGTTGCCATACAGTGCAAAGGTGAATTACTTAACGCTGCAAAATGCAATGTGTTAGAAATATTCCATTGCCCGATACAAAGTAATAATGCAGATGTTTTAAGAGACATGCATAGGAATGTTGAAGCAACTTTTTATACTATAAGTATGGCACAGCATTTAAAAGCTATCGGTGTAAAAATAGCAACAAATATAATTTGTGATTATAAAGACTTCCCAAATGATTTTGATGAAATATATGAAATATATGATTATGTAAACTGGAATCCTTTATGGGATAGTGTTTGGGATAGGAATAAAGCTGAAATGAGATATGAAAAGTATTTATCTTAATGGTTTTGAAAAAACCAATGCGGGTGAGCAATGCAAACTAAAAAAGATGGAAACAAACATAAGAGAAGAAACAGAATGGAAGAAAACCTGCCAATGGTGTAAGTGGTTTACAAGCTACCAAGATGAGTACGAAGATGAACTTGAACCATCTGATTTTGGTAGATGTGGAAATGATGCAAATAGTGATAAAGACGAGTGCTTCGGTGATGGATTGACTTGTGATTTATTCGAGCGGGTTGGCAAATGAAGCACAACGTTCCGAATATGAAACGGTGGGATTTTACCCACTAACTTTGAAAATTGAATTAATGTAACTTAAGCAGATCGGGCTAATTAGACACCCTAACACCCACTGTTTTATATTTATTGTTAGGGTGCGTTATTTTATGGCAACATTTATAAAATGTAATACGAGCGTTGGGAGTTATTTTGAGGGATATGAAAATAACCCTATAAATATAGATTTAGTTACATCTGTTAAAAAAAGCAGACATCACAGATACCCAGATAAAGAAGGTGCTCCGTGTTTGATATTTAAGGGCATAGATGAAAAATGGATTTATGATAAAATAGGCGGGGAGGCAAAGCGAGATGAAGATTACGACAACATAATTAACAACCGCTTTAATGCATTCTAATGAACCGCGAATATGGGAAGGTTTAATTGGTTATGATATACGACTTTAATTATTAAACTAAAATAAAAATTATGGAATTTACAGCTTATTTAGAGACATCAAAGGAATATGAATCGTCAGATGTGGTAGTAGCATTTCACAAGGTTTTAGAGCGAGGGCTTTACGCCATGCAGGATAATGATGAAAAGTTTCACGCTGAAATTATTAGCGACTTGATTAATAATAGCCCGATTATTGAGCGTGATATGGAATAATTTTTATCCCAATTCATAGCCAATGAAACTTATCTATATTCATAGTTATTCGTCTGTTCCAGACGCGCGTTCTTTGAGTTGGAAAGGTAAGTTTCGGTTGTGGGAGGGATATATTCGCGGTTCATTATTCGCAATTCCTAGATGGATTGCAGGGAAGGGGGAATTGCGAATAACGGGACGGTTACATGTTGTCGAAAGCCAACTGCAATCGACCGATTAAGTGCTACAATGTTTCATGGCTTTTGCAATATGTAACTTGTTAGCAACTGACACGGATTATTAATTACAAAATTTAATTATATGCAGTACGATAGCAAAGCTGATACTCTACAGCACATAAAAAGAGTTAATGAACTTTTAATTACAGCAGTAAGCGAGTTATTAATTAGGGCGGGAAAGCACGACAGTTCCAAACTTGAAAGCCCTGAAAAGGAATTGTTTGATGAGTACACACCCAAACTTAAAGGATGTACTTATGGAAGTGAAGAATACAAAGAGTTTTTAAAGGGCTTGAAAGTAGCACTTGACCACCACTATGCAAATAATAGTCATCACCCAGAGCATTATGAAAATGGTGTGAATGGATTTGATTTGTTTGATTTGGTGGAGATGTTGTTTGATTGGAAAGCCGCAACAGAAAGGCACGCAGATGGCGACATTCGAAAATCAATAGAAATTAATAAGGAGCGATTTAAAATATCCGAACAGCTTTGCGATATTTTCCGCAATACAGCTGATAGAATGAATTGGTAGTGTTTGTTGCTAACTAATAATTATATGAATAGTGCGCCCTCGCATACGCACTACATTACATACGAGATATAAACCTCCACGTTTGCGAGCGTGGGCATTACTTAATAAAATGAAAAGCGAACAAGAAGTTAAAGACAAAATTGCCGAACTAAAGGCTGAAAAAAAGACTTGGGATGACCAATGGAAAGATATTGAAAGCGGTAAAGTACCTATGTTGCCACCGTATGCTGATATGGTAACAAGGCATTTGGCTTTATATGGTTATAAGATTGAAACTTTAGAATGGTGCGTGGGAGAGGAATAAAGTTGATACGAGCTACAGCGCATTATTTATATAATGTGTTGTAGTTTCGTTTTAATTACAACGAAAATAATAAATACCGTAACGATATGAAAGAACAACAGTTAGAATTACTTACAAAAGTTGCAAACGGAGAACTGACCCCCGAACAGGCACAAACTGAGTTATGGAATTTATTTAGTGTTATGGTAAGTGCTTCGCCTACATTAGATAATATTGACTATAACTATGAGAAAGATAAGTTTTACCAGATATATAATAAAAACGAATACTACAGTAGTGAACTAATAAGCGTTTATGGATTAGATGCAGATGAACTTTGTAAAATAATGCTCTCGCATTTGCCATAACGTTGAGTACATGGGTATGTTTGCCCCTGCTTGACGCATTAAGTAACAACAAAGAGATAAATTTGAATTACAAACAACTGTAACAATGAAACACGGCAAATTACCTATGTACATTGTTACCAACTTTTAAAAATTATGAGCTACATAACTGAGATAAAGTTAAAAATAAACCTTGGTAGGAATACTCCCGAAAGTTTGATAGAGTGGCTAAATAAATGTATTGAAAATAACCACGATGCCCCATACGAGAAGAATCCATTTTTTGACACACAAAGATGGTACCAGATGTTTGCAACAATGGGGTATGGTGGGTATGATAAACCTTATGTAAAAGAGGTAAAAAATGGATGGGAACTTGCCATACATACCGATATTAACTACGAGAGCGAAGAATTAAATACATTTATTGATTGGATAGCACCACACGTACTAGGCAGGAAGAAAAAGGTTTATTTTGGATGGTTCGAGCGAGACGGCGACACCGAAAGAACTAATGTTTACTTACACCGATAATAATTTTTTATTGTTGGTAACGGGCGCGGTGTGAAACTGTAGTTTAATACCGCTTGTGAGGAACGAGCAAGAGAAAAGTATTAAATTCAGTTTACACCTTGTTCGAGGCACGTTCGCTTCGCTCGGGAAAAGAATGATAAGAGCGGACACACCGCGCCCGTTCAAGTCAATTAGGTAGTGAGAATTTAAAATTTTAATTATGAAATATGTAATAGAATTATTAGAACAAAAAATTAAAGAATTAGAAAAAGAATATTCTGATTCTAAAGAATGGGCTAAGTCTGATAAGAGAATTGTAAAAGAAATAGGGCACAAACATGTAATTGAGAATGGAAGGAATATTCGTAACTTAAAAAAAGCTATAAAAATTTTAAATGAAGCTACCGTCAAGCGTAGTGTGAAATGTTTTAAGTGTGGAGATACTGGGCAAGTTCCGTATTATAACTTTAATGGAAGTATTGCTGGTTCAAATAAATGTGATTGCACACTTAAACAATTTCTAAGCGAAGCGTAATTGACTTGAACTATTATATATAAAATTGTAATGCTAATTAATTTGTACTAAATATGTTACATACTAATTTTTTAAAAATTTATATTCAAAAATTAAAATATTTCAATTATTCAGAAAGAACAATTGAAATATATAGACATTATTTTGAAAAATTTTTACAGTCATTTAATAAATATCCTCAACATTTAAACGCCAATGATATACAAAATTATTTATTAAATTTTGATTATTCTTCCATTTCACAGCAAAATCAAATCATAAATGCCATAAAATTTGGGTGGGAAAAAGTTTTGGGTAAAAAATATAACAAAATTGATTTTAAACGCCCAAGGAAAGAAAAACATTTGCCACAGGTTATTAATAAAGATTATTTATTAAATACAATAAAACAAATAAAAAATTTAAAACATAAAGCCATAATATCATTATCTTATTCAGTAGGATTAAGAGTATCAGAGGTAATAAATTTAAAAATTACGGATGTTGATAGTAAAAGAATGATAATAAATGTAAGACAAGCGAAGGGTAACAAAGATAGAATAGTCCCATTAACCCCTACTTTATTGGAATTATTAAGAAAATATTACAAACAATATAAACCAAAGAAATATTTGTTTAATGGGCAAAATTGTTTAAAATATTCTGCCGGAAGTTGTAATAAAATAGTTAAACGATATTTGGGAGAAGAATATCATTTTCATCTTCTTAGACATTCATGTTTTACAAATTTGACTGATCAGGGAGTGGATTTAAGAATAATTCAGAAACTTGCAGGGCATTCCTCAAGCAAAACAACTGAAATTTATACACATGTTAGTATGAAGATATTAAATAAATTACCATTAGCAATATGATAGAACGAAAGATAGTAATTGGATTAATAGTTTCCACAGAATTTAATCAACGTATAAAAGGTAAATGGGATGTTGCATTATTTGAAAGTAGTATTGCAAAAAGATTAGCTAGTTGGTGTTTAGATTATTTTAATAAATACAATAAAGCTCCTGGGAGAGAAATTGAATCTATACTTTACGCAAAGGCAGGTAAAGGCTTGCAAAAAGAAATAATACAAGAAATAGAAGAAGATATATTACCTGGCTTGTCAGAAGAATATGTAAATGATGATTTTAATGTAGAATATTATACGGATAAAGCATTACAATTCTTTAATGAAAGAAATTTAATTCGTTTTTCTGACAAAATAAAAGGGTTAGCCGAACAAGGTTTACTTTATGAAGCAGAAAATATGGCATCAGGGTATCGTCCATTATCAAAAGAAATGGGGAATTGTATTAATTTTGAAGATAAAGAAAATGTGATGAATAAGATAGGGCAGGTATTTAATAAATCAACTGAGGTATTAATACAATTCCCAAAAGAATTAGGACGTTTTTGGAATGATCAATTTGTAAGGGATGGATTTGTAGCGTTTTTAGCCCCTGAAAAAAGAGGAAAAACCTGGTGGTTACTTGAATGTGCTAAGAAGGCATGTACACAAAAAAGGAAGGTCGCTTTTTTCCAGGCAGGTGATATGACTGAACACCAACAATTAAAAAGAATTTGCATTTCATTGAAAGGAAAGTCAGATAATGAAAAATATACAGGGGAGTTTTATATTCCTGTAATAGATTGTATACATAATCAATTGGATAATTGTGATAAGGAAGAACGTGAATGTTCTTTCGGTTTATTTCGTAATAAGGATGAAAATTACCGTTATAAGATTACAATGAAAGAATTGAAAGAAGTTTATAAAAATAATAAAGATTATAAGAATTGTTTTAATTGCAAGGAATTTAATAAAAATCCTTGGGGAACACCTTTTATTAAGAAAATAAAAATAAAAGAGCCTTTAACCGAAGATGAAGCAAAAGAAGCAATAGAAAAGTTTTTTATTAAGAATAAACGATCCTTTCGTCTTTCTACTCACGTTAATGGTTCTTTAGGTGTCAATGAAATTAGAGCAATTTTAGGAATTTGGGAAAAACAAGATAATTTTGTTCCTGATGTGATTATAATAGATTATGCTGATTTATTAGAAGATAATAGTTATAAAGAGGAAAGACATAAACAAAACCATATATGGAAGCAATTGAGAGGATTAGGTCAGGAAAAACATTGTCTAATCTTAACTGCAACACAAGCTGATGCGGAAAGTTATGCAAAGGATACGTTAAGAATGACTAATTTTAGTGAAGATAAAAGAAAATACGGGCACGTTACAGCAATGTATGGATTAAATCAAGATGCACACGGGCGAGAAAAAGAAATTGGGATAATGAGAATAAATGAAATTGTAATTCGAGAAGGGGATTTTAATATACGGAATCAGATTCATGTATTGCAAAACCTTCGGTGTGGACGCCCATTTATTGGTAGTTTTTGGTAGTTTAAAATATTTTTTATACATTTGTTTCGTGAATTTATAAATTATGCAAACATTCTTACCTTACGCAGATTTTTTACGGTCAGCACAAGCAATAGACAAAAAACGTTGCTGGAAACAAGTTATTGAAGCAAAGCAAATCATAGACACTCTTATAGGTATGCAATCTGATTCTTATAAAGAATTATCAGAACCCTTTAAATTAAAACAATTCCCATGGAAGAATCACCCTGCTGTTAAAATGTGGGGGGCTGATATTGAAGCTTTAAAATATTATTTCAATTGTTACTTATTGGTTAATATAAAAAAACATAAAATAAATACAAAATATAAACCATACTCACCAATTCAATTAGATAATTACCTTGAAGGATGCGTAGAACCCCTTTGGTGGATGGGAAACGAAGATTTCCATCGTGCAATGCGAGCGAGATTGATAGAAAAAAAACCTGAATTTTACGAACCACTTTGGCCTGAGGATAAAGGATTTAACAACGGGAAATATTTATGGCCTGATATGGAAACAAAAACTTTTAAAATTATTTAACTATATGAACGCATGTGATTTTATAAATAAAATAGAAGAATTGATTAAAGAATACAATTCTAATAATAATGTAATTATTACAGAAATTAACATTTCCCCAAAAATAATAGAAGTAAACGGTGAAATAATCAACTTTGAGTATTCAAATACATCATTTACAATTCAAAAAGTAAAATAATAAAGGAGAATGAAAACAATATTTAGAATTTTAGAATGGATTCCTTACGTTGGAATTGGGTTTATGTTCTTATGCTTTTTTGCTGTCCTTACTTTTGATATATTAGGCGGATTTAAAAAGAAAACAAAATTTTCTTATTTTTTTAATGGGGTAATGGATGTTAGCATAAATTACCCTTATTACGTAATTTTTTTGTATTCTGTTTATCACGCTTTCTTTTTATTAACAATATTAATACCTTTATTCCCATGTTTATAATAAGAAAAGAATTTTCATTTTCAGCAGGGCATTGCTTGCTGAATTTACCACAAGATCATCCTTGTGTGAGAAATCATGGACATAATTATGTCGTAATTGTAGAACTACGGGCAAATGCTTTGGACAAGATTGGATTTGTAATGGATTATCGTGATCTAGATACAATTAAAGAGTATTTAGATAAAGCATTTGATCATAAATTCTTAAATGATTTTTGTACATTTAATCCCACTGCTGAAAATATAGCATTGCATTTATATGCTATATTTAAAGAACAATTCCCATTATTATATGCAATAGAAGTTTGTGAAACACCTAAAACAATGGCACGTTATGAACAATTTACAGACACAGAAATTTCCGACAACAATAATTAAAGGGAATCCCAATTTTAAAAGGAATGTTGGAAGTACAGATTTTTTAAAGGTATCTGAATTTTTTTGTAATACAATACAAGGGGAAAACTTTGTAGGATATCCATGTACTTTCCTTAGACTTCAATCTTGTACATTAAATTGTGTATGGTGTGATACGAAAGAGGTATGGCGTTATGGAAATCCATACACATTAGATGAATTATTTGAATTAATGAAAGAATATGATGTTATTTCAAATTTACGGGAAGGGCAACATTTGGTATTTACTGGAGGAAGTCCATTATTACAACAAGAGATGATAATAAAATTTATCCAAAAATTCCAAGCATTATATCATTTTAAACCATTTATAGAAATTGAAAACGAATGTACTATAATGCCTATGCCTCAGATGATTTCTTTCGTTAATATATGGAATAATTCCCCAAAACTTTCATCAAGTGGAAATCTAACAAAAAGACGTTACATAACATCTGTCCTAAAAAAATTATCATCTTTACAAAATTCATGGTTCAAATTTGTAATTACAAGTAAAGATGATTGGGATGAGATAGGGTTAAATTTTATAATAAATGGTTTAATAAAACAAGATCAGGTTGTTTTAATGCCTTGCGGTTCTACACGAGAAGAATTAATTGCAAACCAACAAATGACCGTTGAAATGGCTATTAAACATAATGTTCGTTATACATCGAGAGAACACATAATGTTATGGGGAAAATAAATGAAAAAATTAGAATTAAATAATAACTTAGGCATTACTGTAAAAGAATTAACAAAAATAGGGTTATCAGGAAAATTTATATTCCCCCCTTTTTCTGTATTACGTGGGTTTGATAAAATTTGGTTGGACAGGAAACGACAATGGTTAAATTTAGGTATAAAAAGTGAAAGGGGAAGGAAAGGGAATTTATTAAGAAGAGATGCAGATGGAAGAATTACAAATAAAGGGTATACAGGAGGGTCTGATGTTTGGATTAATAATAGTACATCAGTATTTGACCCCGTACTGTGTGAATTAATGTATTCTTGGTTTTGTATTGCCAATGGGGTTATATTAGACCCGTTTGCTGGGGGTTCAGTAAGGGGGGTAGTTGCAAAAAGTATGGGTTATAGTTATTGGGGTGGTGAGTTAAGGGGGGAACAAGTTCAAGCTAATTATGACAATGCACAAGAAATATTTAAAAACAGGCTCACCGCCAAAAAAAAGATAAAAATAAGCCCTGCCTATCTAAAACGAATGTTTCATCCGTGTACAGAGAATTTTATAAAAAATATATGTTTTGCAAAATGTTGTGAAAGTAGTGATAAAAATAAGGGGGTAATCGTTCCAATATATTTAACTGAACAAGAGAAAATAATTAAATTAGGGGGGGGTATAGTTGATAATTTACTTACACCTAATGAAAATAATAAATGCCCTTTTAAGAGAAATGATAACTTATGTTCATTACATGATAATAACAATAAACCATTTGGATGTATAATTAGCCCATTTACAATAAATAACAATGATACGTTAATTGTACGAAATAGATATAGGTTATTAAAGTGTTATAAAGTTAAAGAAGGAAAATTGCCTATTTATGAAACACACAAGCAAAGTTTACAATTTTTATTTGGAAATGTGCAAACAGATAAAATAATTAAGTATATAAAAGATGGGATATATGACCATGACTTATATTGTGAAATTGATCATGAAAAATATGATATTTTAAAATGGAATGATCATGTAAATAAAGACAAAAGCATACAATTTTTAATTTGGGTATGTGGTGACTCTTATAAAACATTAAAAAAAGCACCAGAATCAGATTTTATTTTTACGTGCCCCCCGTATGGTAATATGGAAAAATATAGTGATTTAAAAGAAGATATTAGTAATATGACATATGAACGTTTTATATTTATGTATGGTCGGATTTTACAAAAAGCTATTAACAAATTAAAAGAAAATAGGTTTGCTTGCGTAGTTGTAAGTAATTTTAGGGATAAAAAAACGGGGGAATTGCGAAATTTCGTAGGGGATACGATAGAAATATTTAAAAGATATGGAATGGTTTTTTATAATGATATTGTATACCAAACACCTATTGGATCACTTTTTTTAAGAACAGGGAATACTTTTAAAATATCAAGAAAAATTGGAAAATCACATCAAAATATATTGATTTTTTATAAAGGGGATATGAAGAAAATAAAAAATAATTTTTATATTTAATGGAATTTGATAAATTTTTAAATAATATAACAAAAGGATTTTTTAAAATTTAATTATATGCAAATAAGTAGAAACGAATTAGTAAAAGCCCTAGAGGCAGTTAAACCAGGTTTGGCTGATAGGGAATTAATTGAACAAACAACCTCGTTTGCTTTCATAGGGGATAAAGTTGTTACATATAATAATGAGATAAGTCTTTCATACCCTATTGAAGGGTTAGATATTACTGGGGCTATAAAAGCAGATGAATTGTATAAACTTCTTACTCGGTTAAGAAAAGATGAAATTGAATTGGAATTAGAAGGAAAACAGATTTTGTTGAAATGTGGAAGAATAAAAGCTGGCTTGGCTATCCAAGACGAAATAAAATTACCTTTGGAAGAAATAAAAGATATAGGTAGATGGAGGACATTACCTGAAAATTTTATAAAAGCATTAACCTTTTCAAGTCATGCAGCATCGAATGATTACTCTCGTCCTTTACTCACCTGTATCCATATTAATAAAGATGGATATGTTGAAGCAACAGATAATTTTCGAATATGTAAATATGAATTGAAAGGAAATTGGGTACTAGATAATACATTAATCCCAGTAAACAATGTAAAAGAAGTAATAAAAATGAATCCATCTAATGTTGCAAAAGGAAAAGGATGGATTCATTTTATGAATGAGGAAGGTTGTAATTTATCATGTAGAATATTTCAAGATGATACGTATGTTAATTTTGACGATCTATTGAAAGTACAAGGGGAAGAAATAGTTTTCCCAAATTTAATATTAGATACATTAGAGCGAGCTACTATTTTTACAAATACTTGTGTAGACATTCATATTAAAGAAAATAAAATAAGAATAAAAAGTTCTAATGAAACCTCCTGGTTTGAAGAAACATTGAATATTCGTTATGAAAATGAGATAGACATTTCCATTACACCTGAATTATTTAAAGATATTCTATCAGTTACGAAAAAAGGAATAATTGGGGAAAGAGTGATTAAATTTGAAATGCCAGGGGAATTTCAATATAATGTAGCTTTAGCAAAAAAATTTTAAAGAATGAACGGATTTTTTAATAAAAAGAAAACAGATTCAATAACACGTCCAGATGGGAGAATACACAGTTGTTCTTCTTGCGGGTTATATAGAACTTGTAAGTCCGCAAGAATGCAACCATATGGCACGTTTGGTAAAGGAATTATGATTATTGGCGAAGCCCCAGGGGAAATTGAAGATGCACGAGGAAAACCTTTCCAAGGGAAGACCGGGATATTATTAAGAAATACTTTATCTAATTTAAATATTAACCTATTTGAAGATTGTATTGTTTTAAATGCAGTAAATTGTAGACCAACTGATAAACAAGGATATAACAGAACCCCTACAAATGCTGAAATAGAATGTTGTAGATCGGTAAAGGTTTTAAAAGCAATTAAACAGTATGAACCAAATATAATAATATTACTTGGGAAAAGTGCTTTATATAGTATAATAGGACACAGATGGAAAAAGAATATGGATGGTATTTCCAAATGGAGAGGTTGGGCAATTCCTGATCAAGATTTTAATAGTTGGATCATTCCTACATTTCACCCTAGTTATGTTGAACGTTCACAAGATATGCCCGTAGTCAAATTAATTTGGAAACAAGATTTAGAACTAGCAATAAGTAAAATAGATATACCTGTGAAAAAAAAGAAGAAAGCAAAAATAAAAATAATCGAAGATTTATCTATTTTAGATAATATTAATGAAGGGCAAGTAATTGCCTTTGATTTTGAAACTACAGGAATAAAACCACATGGAATTGGACACAGAATAATTTGTGCTTCGGTTGCTGTAAGTAGTGAACTATGCTACGTATTTATGATACCAAATGAGAGAAGTAAAATAGCTCCTTTTATACGTGTATTAGAAAATAATAATATAGAGAAGGTCGCTCAAAATATGAAATTTGAACATACATGGAGTAAAGTTAGGTTGAGAACAGAAGTGAAAGGTTGGAATTTTGATACAATGTTAGCATCTCATATTATGGATAACAGACAAAGTATTACAGGATTGAAATTTCAAGTATATGTGAATTTTGGTATTATTGACTATTCAAGTGAAATAGAACCTTATTTGAAATCAGTAGGAGATGAAAAAAATGCAAATGAATTTAACAGAATAATTGATTTAATTAAAACAGAGTCAGGAAAAGAAAAGTTATTAACTTATTGTGCATGGGATTCAATTTACGAATACAGATTAGCGGAAAAACTAAAAGATATAATATACCATGATCTGCCATTTTAACAAAGATGAATTAGTTTGGTTTAAGACAGAACAATTAGTACAGAAACCAGGAATTATAATAGGTTGGATTTATGATATATGGTATGTAATAAAAGATATAGAAAAAGGAATTATATATTGGGTTTACCCAGAATTTATAACTAATTAATGACAAAATTAAAAATAAAGAATAAAATAATGATAATAAATCCTAGAACGCACGAAGCTTACAAATTACTGCATGAAGGAACATTAGCTCTTATACGAGCAGAACAACATGGTATACGTGTTGATTTAGATTACATCAGGAGAAAGAAACCACATATTACCCGTCGTATTGAACGAATGGAAAAAATATTTTATAATACAAAATTTTATAAACGTTGGCAATATTCTACAAATTCAACAATAAATATAAATTCAAACGCACAATTAGCTTATTACCTTTATACCGTACGTAAATTAAAACCTGTAAAATTTACAGAAACAGGGCAAGGATCAACAGATGAAGAAACTCTAAAACAATTAAATATTCCTGAGTTAGATATGATCTTAGAAATGAGAAAATTAAAAAAAATAAGGGACACTTACTTATCTTCATTTGAAAGGGAACAGGTAAAAGGTGTAATACATCCATTTTTTAATCTACATTTAGTTCGTACCTTTAGATCAAGTTCTGATAGTCCAAATTTTCAGAATCTTCCGAAACGTGATGAAGAAGCAATGCAGATGTGTAGAAAAGCATTATACCCAAGTAAAGGAAACCAATTATTAGAAATTGACTTTTCAGGTATAGAGGTTCGTGTATCAGCTTGCTATCATAAAGATGAAAACATGATAAATTATATTAATAATCCTACCTCCGATATGCATGCAGATATAGCAAAACAAATTTTTGGATTTGATAAAATAGATAAATCAATTCCTTCTCATAACGTAATGAGGCAAGCTGCAAAAAATGGATTTGTGTTCCCTCAATTTTATGGTGATTATTATAAGAATTGTGCAATAAATATCGCTGAATGGGTTAAACTTCCACAAAGAAGATGGAAAACAAATGAAGGTATTATTTTGAATGAAACAGACAAAGGTACAAAAGAGTATATATCCAATCATTTATTGTGTAGAAGTATACTGAGTTTTGATGAATTTGTTGATCATATAAAGGAAATTGAAAATGATTTTTGGAACAATAGATTCTATGAATATAATCAATGGAAAATTGATTGGTATCACACGTACCAAAAATATGGATATTTTGTAATGAAAACAGGGTTTCATTGCAGTGGTGTGATGGGGAAAAACGATGTTATTAATTACCCTGTGCAGGGAGCTGCTTTCCATTGTTTACTGTGGTCTCTTATTGAAATTGATAAGATGATGATCAAAGAAAATTGGAGAACACAAATTGTTGGGCAGATACATGATTCACTTATATTTGATGTTTACCCAAAAGAGTTAGACATGGTAAAAGAAAGAGTAAAAGAAATTACCTGTATTTTACTACCGAAGACTTGGGATTGGATTATTGTGCCTTTAAATATTGAAGCTGAAATATGTCCGATTGATGCCAGTTGGGCTGATAGAGAAAAATGTTTAATTTAAAAATATAATAATATGAGGACAAACGATGAAAAAATTGAGTATTGGAAGAATAGATGTACTGCGGCAGAAGAACTAATAAGACATTCTAATATTAAACCAAATGATAATGATAAGACACTTACAAGGTTATATTGTTCGTGGATTGGTTTTAAATATAAAAATAAAATGTAACTTTACTAATAAAAAATTAAAGAAAATGAAAACAAAAGACGAAGAAATAAGAATAAAAGCTGAACTAATAAATGAGTATAAACTTTTTCTTGAACAAAATACGAACATTGCTAAACCTACAAATTTTATAGATTTATATAAATTTATGAATACATTAACAGAATTATTATTTAGTTTCTACAAAAAAGGATATGCAGATAAAGAAAAAGAAATATTAGTAGGACAAATCAATAAGTTTAATTCAAATTAAATATGAGCTTATATCACAAATATCGCCCACAAACATTAGAAGAAGTAAAAGGGAATACAGACATTATTCTTTCATTACAGAACATGCTTTTAACTAAGGAAAAATGCCCACATAGTTTTTTAATTTACGGTGAAACAGGTTGTGGGAAAACTACAATAGGAAGAATTATTGCAAAAGAATTAGGATGCAAAGGCTATGATTTTAGAGAGGTTGATTCAGGACAATTCAGAGGAATTGACACAATACGAGAAATTCGTGAAAATGCAACCTACCAACCGTTAGAAGGTGATTGTAGAGTATGGTTATTGGATGAGGTTCATAAAGCGACAAATGATGCACAAAATGCTTTACTTAAAATTCTTGAAGATCCTCCTTCTCATGCCTATTTTATACTTTGTACAACCGACCCACAAAAATTACTATCTACAATAAGGGGTCGTTGTCAACAATTCCAGGTGAAGCCATTAAATGAACAGCAAATGGTGGGGCTATTGCGAAATATTTCAAGAGGTGAAAAAGAAAGAATTCCATTAGAAATATTAGAACAAATTTCACAAAATTCATTAGGACACCCACGAAACGCCATACAAATTCTTGAACAGGTGTTAAGTGTACCTTTAGAAAAAAGAGCAGAAGTAGCTTTAAAAGCCGCTGAGGAACAATCTGAAATAATTGAATTATGCAGAGCTTTATTACAAAGAAGTAATTGGAAATTAATCTCAAAGGTATTGCTTAATTTAAAAGATCAAGAACCGGAAACAATTCGTAGAATTATACTTGGGTATATGCAGTCAGTATTATTAAAATCAGATAATGTTCAGGCTGGTTTTATAATGGAACAAATGATAGAGCCATTTTATAATACAGGATTTCCAGGTTTGACTTTTGCTTGTTATTCAATCTATAAATCAGAATAAAATGGATATTGAACATGCTAAAGAAATAATAAAAGATGATTTTGTGTTATTAGACAAAATGACACGATGTCATAAGATGTCCATTATAATGGAACATAATAAATGTGCTAAATATTTTTTATTAGGGTATAACTATAAAATTGAACAAAAATGAATTATGAACAAGACATTAGAATTGACGAAACTGCATTAGATGTAGAATGGTTAGAACAACCTTCATTATTACTTCGTTACGCAAAACATGTTGCTGGATGTAGAAAAACACTCGATGAAATAAAAGAAGAATTAGATTTGATTAAGGCTGAAATTGATAGAAAAATAAGGAAAAATCCAGAAAAATATGACATAGAAAAAATAACAGAAGGGGTTATCCAAGCCACAATACTAAGACAATCCAAGTTTAAAGAAGTAAACGAAACCTACATCCAGTCAAAATACGAATTGGATGTGGCTCAGGCAGCATTAAATGCTGTTTACCAAAGAAAAGACGCTTTGGAGAATATGGTTAAATTATATGGTATGCAATACTTTGCAGGCCCAAAAGTTCCAAGAATTTTAACTGATGAACGTAAATTAAGACAAGAAAACGCAGATGAAAAAATAGCAAACAAAATGAAAAAAAGAAACCCAAGATATGTTTAATTTAAAATGAAATACAAATGAGTAAAAAAAGAAAAAGTCAGTTTGCAGGTAAAGTAGGAAGTAATGTACAGAATCAGAAACGTGCAGCTTCCACTTATGGTTATCTTCAATTACCTAAAGGAATAAATGTCTTTTCAGTAAATCCTAATGGAAAGGCCACTTTCGATATTATTCCTTATGAAGTTACAGATCCTAAACACATGGATCGAAATGAAGAAAATGATGTTGCACTCGAAGAAAGCTTATGGTACAAAAAACCGTTTAAGATTCACAGGAATGTAGGAGTAGACAATGATACAATTGTCTGTCCTACAACAATAGGTAAAAAATGTCCTGTTTGTGAGTATCGTTCAAAAAGGATTTTAGAAAAAGCTGAAAAAACAGAATTAGATTCTTTAAAGGCATCATTAAGAAATCTTTATATTATAATACCTAAAGGAATGAAAGATTTTGAAGAAATCCCACACATTTGGGATATGTCTCAGCATTTGTTTCAAAACTTATTAAATGATGAAATTGAAGAAAATTCTGATTATGAAGTATTTCCTGACTTAGAAGATGGGCTAACATTAAAAGTGCGATTTGTTCCTGGTCAGATGAAAACTGCAAAACCTTATCCAGAAGCTAGTCGTATTGATTTTGTTGAAAGAACAGATTCATACGATGAATCTATTTTAGAAGATGTTCCTAATTTAGATGAAGTATTAAAAATTTTATCATACGAAGAAATAAATGCAAAATTTTATGAGGTAGAAGAACAAGAGGAAGAAATTGAAGAGGAGGAAGAAGAAAGGTCAGTACGAAAAAGAAAAACAAAAAGACAAGACACATCTACTGATAATTCATTAACATGGGATGATATTAAAGGAAAAAGCCTTATTAAATTAGAAGGAATAATTGAAGAATTTGATCTAAAAATTGATACAGAAGATTATGACGATGATATTATTACCTTAAGGAAAGTAATAGCAAAGGAACTTGATATATCAATACCAAAAGAAAAACAAAAGAAGGTTATAATAGAAGAGGAAGAAGAAGAGGAAAAACCTGTAAGACGAGGTAAAAATAAAAAGAAAATTGTAGAAATCGAGGATGAGGAAGATGAGGATGAGGAAGAACAAATTAAGACAAAAGCAAAAAAAGGGAAAACTTCAACATCAAAAGATAAATGTCCTCATGGACATACTTTTGGGGAAGATGTAAATCGTTATGATGATTGTGATACATGTACGGTATGGGAAAATTGTATTGACGAAGCAGAAAATAATTAATTATGCCTTTACTTAAAAGATCTAAAGAGAGAAATGAAGTTGTGTATATTGGGGCTATGATTCCCCAATATACCTTCCAATACATAACTCTTTATGCTCTTGCTAAGAGAACAACAAAGACATCTATATTTAAGCCTTTAGTTGATGCGTGGATTAAGGAAAATAAAGAAGAAGGAATTGATGAAAAAGAATTAGTATTAGAAATTGTTGATCTAGTGAAAAGAAGATGGGCTTATGAAAAAGTAAATAATAAAAGAGCTGATCTATTTATATTCAAAATGAAAATGAAGAAAGAATTAAAATTAAGAGGATTAAATGATCATTATGTAAGTATAATTATAGAAACGATAAAATAATGGAAGTGATACGAGGGAATAAACCAAAAAAATTGTCAGATCAAATGAAAGAGAAGCTTTCAAAAAAAGAAATGAAAGAAGTAAAAGAATATGATGGCAATTTTGGAACTATTATAAGTACAGGGTCAACATTATTAGATTTAGCAATATCAGGAGGAAGGATACGAGGAGGGGGATTGCCTGGTGGTGTATTAGTAGAGATTTTTGGGCCTGCCAGTAGTGGCAAAACAGTATTGCTGAGCGAAATTGCTGGAAATGTGCAAAGACAAGGTGGTGAGGTCATGTTTAAAGATCCAGAAGCACGTCTGAATAAGCAGTTTGCAAAAATGTTTGGATTAGAAATAAAAGAAAAGAATTATGCTATTCCAAATACAGTTACGGAAGTATTTAAGGAGGTTCGAGAATGGATTCCTGAAAACAATAAGAAAAATATAATACATGGTGTTTTTGCAGATTCATTAGCTGCCTTAAGTACAGATATGGAAATGGAAAAAAATGAAGGAGACAAGATGGGAATGAAAAGGGCGAAGGAATTTAGTGAAGAATTACGTAAGACTTGTCGTATCTTGTCACAAAAAAACTATTTGATAGTTTGTAGTAACCAAATTCGTGTAAATATGGATGCTGGACTTTATGGTCAGAAATATATTTCCCCAGGGGGGGAATCAATTGGTTTTTATTCTTCTTTACGATTGCGTACATCAAAACCGGAAAAAATAAAAGAAAAGCGTAAGATTGCAAGGAAAGACGTAACCCGTACAATTGGAGTAAACACACAAATCGAGGTTTTTAAAAACAGTATTTGGAAACCTTATCGTACAGCTGACCTTACAATATTATTTGATTATGGTATAGATGATGTTCGTACAAATTTACAATTTATTAAAACACATACCTATAATACTGTATATTGTGTAGGAAACCAAAAATTGTCTAATTCAATGGATGAAGCTATCAGTATGGTTGAGGCAGATAATTTAGAATATAAATTAAAAGAACAGGTCATTGATTTGTGGGAAGAAATTGAAAATAAATTTAGATCACTGAGAAAAAGTAAAATATAAAATATTTAAAAATAAAAGAAAATGGTGTTCAGAGTTTATTATAAAAAGGAACCTTCATTTAGATATGATGATTATATTTTTGATAATTGGGTGATAATAAATAAAATACGGATACTTCAACTTTACAATAATAAAAATGAAATAATACATATGATTAATTTGGACGAGGTAAGAAATATAGAAATTAAGAATGATAGATACATTTAATATATTAACAAACGATCCAAGTATGACGGAATGGGGATATGTAGTTCTTTCGAATAGAGGAAGAATTATTATTCATAATTGTATTCAGACAAAACCTGATCTTAAAAAAAATAGGATTAGAAAAGGGGATAGTACAGTTAGAAGAATAAGTGAAATTAATAAAGAATTATTAGAAGTAATAAAAAGATATGATGTTAGGTATATACTAGCAGAACTCCCCCATGGAAGTCAAAATGCTGATGCTGCTGTGATGATTGGAGTTGTAACGGGAATAATACAAACAATCTCAGATACATTAGGTATAGGGATAGAATGGTATAGTGAAGGTGATTCTAAAAAACTTGTTTTAGGAAAACGTTCAGCCACAAAACAAGAAATGATTGAAAGAATAGACACATTATATAAGATACAATGGAGTAAATTCAAGTATCACAATGAGGCTATTGCCGATGCTTTAGCTATTCATTTTATTGCCAGTAAACAATCACCAACATTAAAATTTTTAAAAAAATGAAAAAATTAATAGTAGTATTAATTTTTGCACTACTATGTGCAATTGGAAAAAGTCAAGCTTATTTGGGAAGTGATATCTACTTTAAGCAGATATGTGGATTGTATTCAAGTCCTTACACCGGATGGTGTGCTTATTCATCAATGGGAAAAAGATATGTCCAAGATGATTCATTTTATAAGTTTAAAATTGGGATAGGAAGAAGAATAGTTCAAGAAAAGCAAAGGGGGTATGTTTCATTAGGTATGGCGTATAATCACCGTTGGGGGAATGAAGATCAAATTGAAAATTTAAAATTGTATAAATTAGATATGGATATTATTGCATCATTGAGAATTGTTAAAAGAACATGGTTTATTTTTTCAACGGATTTATTGAATTGGGATTTTATGTTTGGAATTGGTTATGATTTCACGACAAAGCAAAGAATATATAATAGAAGATATAAATTGTTAAGATAAAAGATGATAGAAAGCATTGAAATAAAAAATTTCCAAAGCCATAAATACTCTAAGTTAGAATTAACTGAAGGGGTAAATATTATACAAGGTACGTCTGATAGCGGTAAATCCGCTATCATTCGATCTTTGCGTTCTTTATTATATAATCGGTTGCATGTATCTTTTAGATCGGATTGGGGAGGTGATTCCAATGTAACTATTAATTTTAATAATGGGAAAGTATCAAGAAAAAGAGGAAAGGAATTTAATGGGTATGAATTGGACATTGGTACGAAAATGTTGTTTGAAGCAACAAAAACAGAAGTTCCGAAAGAGATTAATGATTTTCTGAATATGAATGAAATAAATTTACAACAACAATTTGATAAACCTTTTCTAATTTCCAATACACCGGGAGAGGTCGCCTCTCATTTTAATAAAATAGCAAGGATTGATAATATAGGGAAAGCTATAAAAAATGTGAAAAGTTGGGGAAATGACATTAATAGAGAATTGAGATACAAAAAAGAACAATTGGAAATAAAACAAGAGCAATTAAAAGAATATGATTATCTTGAAAAATTTGAAGTTGATGTGGACGTTTTAGAAGGGATGGAAAATGAAAAAAACAAGATTGAAATTGCATTAGTTAAATTAATGGGAATTACAAATCAAATTGAGAAAATTAATGAAAAGCTTTTACAATACCAAGAAAAAACAAAGATGTCTGATGAAATAGATTATATATTATTATTGATTGGAAAAAGAAATGAATTAGATTCAATTATAGATACTATAGGACTTTATATTACACCAATAGAACAAAATAAGAAAGAAATTGAAAATTATGAACACCTATTAAATGCAGAAAAGGAAGTAAATAAGATATTACAATTAATTGAAGAAAAAAAACAAATAGAAAAGGAAATTAATACGTTGAAAGAAAAAATAGGTTTAATTGAACAAAATATATCAGAACTTGAATTTCATATTGTGAGGTATAATAAATTAAAAGAAAAATTTGATGCAGAAATGCCCGATATATGCCCCCTTTGTAATACAAACTTAAAAAAATGATATGGGAACAATATCAGTTATATTAACAGCCGATTGGCATTTACGAGAAGATTCACCTATTTGTAGAATAGATGACTTTGAAGCAAATCAATGGGCAAAAGTAAATTATATCAAAAAATTACAGAAACGGTATGATTGCCCTGTTTTACATGCAGGGGATCTATTTGACCATTGGAAGCCTAGTCCTTCATTATTATCAAAGACAATCAATTTTCTACCGAATAAATTCTATACAGTATATGGAAACCACGATTTACCTCAACATAATTTTGAATTAAGGGATAAAAGTGGAATTTATACATTAGAAAAAGCAGGGGTATTAAATAGAATACCGCCTCTGGGAATTCAATTCTTAAGTTGGAATATGATTCCATTTGAAAATGAAGATGATAATATTTTATTATGGCATACAATGACTTATAAGAATGTATTGCCTTATCCAGGATGCACAAGTCTTACCGCAAGACGATTGTTAAAAAAATACTCTCAATTCGATTTAATTGTCACAGGCGATAACCATGAGACATTTATAGAAGAATATAAAGGAAGAATATTAGTAAATCCCGGTTCATTGACACGCCAGAAAGCCCTCCAAATGGAACATAAACCTTGTGTTTTTCTTTGGGATGCAAGTAATAATATGATTGAACAGATTTATATCCCAATAGAAAAGAATGTAATTAGTAGAGAACATTTGGAAATTGAAAAGAAAAAGGATAGTAGAATTGAAAATTTTGTATCAAGTCTTGATAATGATTATATTACAACTTTGAGTTTTGAAGAAAACTTGAAAGAGTTTGAAAACATAAATAATATAAGAAATTCAGTAATGAATATAATTTATAAAGCAATTGAATTATGACAGAACAACAATTATTACAATTAAAAAAAGATACTGAACAAGCAAAAATAAAAGTATCAGAGTTGACAGGGGAACAAACTGCATTGATGAAGCAATTAAAAAAAGAGTTTGATTGTGATTCATTAGAACAGGCAATAAACAAATTACAAAATTTATCAAAGAGGAAAGAAAAATATATTTTCAAAATACAAGAAGCAATTAACGGGTTAAAAGGAAAATATAATTTAGAATAAATGATAGAAAAAGATGTGTTAAAATATTACAATAACCTATTTGGTTATGCTATGTCTTTTACTAAAGATAAACAAAAAGCAAATGATTTAGTACAAGATACTATAATAAGAGCTTTAAGAAAAAAACATATGTTCCAAGGAGATTCTAATTCAAATTTAAAATCATGGTTATACATAATATTAAAAAACCTATATATTAATAATTACCGAAAAAAGATAGTTAGGCAAAGTGTAACATTACCGGAAAAAAAACCTGCTTTAAATAAAGCATTGTATTCATTTTTAGAAAAAGATTTTATTACAGAATTAAAAAGATTAGATTACCTTCATAAAAAAACAATATTACTTTTTATGAAAGGGTTCAAGTATAAGGAAATTGCAGAAATGACACGAAGCCCAATAGGAACTGTTAAAGCGAGATTATTTAGGATAAGGAAAATATTAAAAGATTTGAAATGAAATTATATCAACTAAGAAACATATTAGAACAACGGAAAGGACAACAAATACAACTTAAGAAGGATATTGAAACTCTGCGTAAGGAAATACGTGAAAAACGCATAAGTTTCCATAAACATGAACAGGCATTAGAAATAATAAAAGAAGTAGGACTAAAAACGCAACAACAATTACAATTTCAAATAGGAAATATAACCACATTAGCATTGGAAGCCGTTTTTGATAATCCTTACGAATTGAAAGTTGAATTTGTAGAAAGAAGAAACAAAACAGAATGTGACTTATTTTTTGTAAGAAAAGATGGGAAAACTTTAGACCCATTAGAAGGTAGCGGAGGGGGGGTTATAGATATAGCTTCTTTTGCACTTCGTATTGCATCATGGTATATGCAGATTCCTCGTACAAGAAATATTATTATACTTGATGAACCAATGAGATTTGTAAGTGAAGATCTGCAAGAAAAGGCATCAGAAATGATCAAGAAACTTAGTGAAAAATTAAAAATACAATTTATCATTATTACGCATGAAGAAAGACTGACTGAATATGCTGATAAGATATTTAAGACAAAAATAAGAAAAGGAGTAACAAGGATATTAACTGATCAATCGCATAAATTAAAAACGTAATGCTATGAAAACATTAAAGATTAGTATTATTGTATCTTTCCTTATATTAGGAAAATTGACAACATCAGATTTAAGGAAAGATTTACCTATAATTGATACAAAATTACAATCAATTATAGAAACAGACACAGAAATAAAAGAATGGAAAAATTCAGTATTACTGATACAGCAACGTTTAGAATGGGGGTATGACGAAAGAACACAATTAAAAGTAAAGGAAATAGCAGATAAGTTATTTATTCCCGAACAATGGTTATATGATATTTTCTTCATAGAATGTAGGCATGATCATCATTTACCTAATCCATATTCTAATGCAATTGGGCTTATCCAATTTATTCCTCTTACAGCACGTTGGTTAGGAACATCTACATATGAACTTAGTAAAATGACAAAATACGAACAATTAAATAAAGTATATGCTTATCTAAGGTTTTTTAAAAATAAGAAATTAAATTCTAAAATAAAATATAATAATATATATACCCCTGAACCAAGAAATACATATAAATCAAAAGAGCAGTTATACCTTGCAATATTCTATCCTGCCGCACTAAACAAAGAAGACTTTTGTAAAATAGGGGGTAAAAAAACAGCCAATGTAAACCCATTTATTGACATTAATAAAGATGGACAAATATTGAAAAATGAAGTATTTAATTTTATAAAATTTAGAACTATGGGAAAAGGTAATGATGTTTTATATAATAAACAAACAGTACATAGAAGAATAGGGGAATTAATAAGAATAGAATATAGTGTAAAAACAGCAAAAGGGAATGTTCCTAATTCTGTAACTGGAAGAATACGAGCATGTACATCATTGAATATTGTTTTTGCATATAGTCAATTTAAGAAGGAAATATTGATTAATTATTCACAGATAAAAAAAATAGAGGGCCTAAATGAAACACCCCCTATTAATCCCAAAAATATATAAGTCCTTTCTTACGAATTCTCTAACAATTCAAAACACTGTCCCATAATTAATTGTGGTTGAAATTTGCCTATACATTTTTTTATTAATGCTACATCCTCTATAGATAAGTCATCTTCGTTTCTAAGTTTTTTAAATACTTCCCATTTTTCGAATTTTTTCTTTTCGTCATCTTCTTGCGTAGGCATTAATATACTGGAAATACAAACATCTTTTAATGTTAATGGCTTTCCTTGTTCATTCTTAATGTGTGTACTATCATCTGCTAGAAATAGTACTGTGTCTAATTTTAATTTCATAATTTTGAATTTTATTTGATTAATAATAAATTATACTGAGGCTGTATATACTCCTTCAATAATCTCTACCAATGCATTCCAATACATTGTATATGATCCACTACCTGTCACTTGTAGATAAATATTACTACCAGATGATGTAAATATAGCATTAAAACTAGCAGAAGATTCATGTGTTGCTAATGCAGTTGCCCCTCTTTGTATAATTCCTTCCCCTGTACTATTTGTAAAAGTATATACAATTTCATAACTAGCATAAGTCCCTCCGGCACTAGAATCCCCTGCAATTATACGAGCTTTACATTGATATACTCTATAATTAGTAACAGCAAAAGTAAATATATTTGTAGGAGCTGCTGTACTAGTACTATATGATACTAGATAAGTATATATATTAGAATCAAAATAAGAGGAATCAGATGTTAAATGTACCATTAAAGGGGAATCCCCATTATGATCTATAAATAAACTTCCTCCATCTATTACCTCACTTGTACATCGAATCCCCCCTTCCACATCTAATTTATATGAAGGTAAAACACCTATCCCCACATTTCCCCCTTGTTCTACTATAAACAAAGTAGTAGGTGTTGCATCTTGTATTTTCAATGCAGGTATTGCCGTAGTTCCATCTATATTAATAAGTAAACCATATCCCGTAGCATGGTCTTGATCAATAGTACAGGCATATACAGCAGTTGTATTATCAATTACATGAAGTTTTGCAGAGGGATCTGGATATGCTGTTCCTATTCCTAATTTACCATCCTGATTAAGTCGTAATAATGAATTTGAACTACTATCATATACAATTAATGCTGGAATTGCTGTAGTACCATCTACATTTATTCGTAAACCATATCCCGTAGCATGGTCTTGATCAATAGTACAAGCATATTCAGCCGTAGTATTATGGTATACATTTAATCTACTATCTGGTGTAGGATCACCCACTCCCATTTTTAAACCTACATATACCCTACTACCATCATCTTGCATTGTGGAATTTACAATTGTATTTGCATCACTGAATTTAGGTATATAGTTTCCTGTTCCAGAAGAAGCATCCACCAGTGTACTCCCCCAAACTCTAGGGTCTATTTCATCCTGAATAACTTGATTTATTGAATTTAGCAATAATACCGTGTTATCTGTACTAGCTGGGGTACCACTAAATGTTACCGTATTGTTGCACCCAAATGTTCCAAATACATCTAATTTGTTTGAAGGAGCTCCACCTATCCCAACATAATCTACAACACTTACTTGTATTGGTGAATTGGTTATTGTATTTGCATCACTGAATTTAGGTACATAATTTGTAGAACTTCCAGAAGCATCTACCAAACTAGAACCCCACACCCTGCTATCTATTTCATCTGTAGCTAAGAACCCACTAGAATTTAATATTAACACTGTATTATCTGTGCTAGTGAGAATTCCTTGTGGAAAATAAAAATACCCTGTTGAAGTTATAGAAAGATATACTGTATTATCTACCCCAAAATTTAATGAGGAATCCCCTACCTCATTATTTACATCAGCTTGTATGGTTAATGATCCTGTTGTTGAGCTTGCAGAAATTGAACAATCTGCCCCTGTATCCGTATCTGTTAAGTACAATATAGGAGTTGATCCTTGTATGTGAAACAATACAGAAGGAGAATCCCCCACCCCAATATTCCCACTATTCTCATAAATAACAGAATTTGTTATTGTATTTGTATCTGAAAATTTAGCAAGTCTATTAGCTGTACTCCCTGTATAATCTACTAAACTAGACCCCCAAACTCTGCTATCAATCTCATCTGTAACAATTTGGCTACTGGAATTTAATACTAATACTGTGTTATCTGTACCTACCCCTATTCCTGTTAATGTTACCGTATTATTCATTCTAACCGTACCATTAACATCTAATTTATATGCACCAGGCGAAGCTGTTCCTATTCCTACACGAGAATTTGTATCATCTATGTAAAGCAATCCGCTACTAAAATTATAATTGCCATTTCCTGTATCTCCTGTATTATATAGATATTTATCAGAAATTGGATTGGGGTTTACTATATAATTATTTATAGACTTCCCATTCATTGTATCAAGTACAAACTCAATTGCTGGGGGGTACTCCCTATTAAATTCAGGGTCTCTTTCAATCAATTCTAATCTAACAATACATTGTTTAGTTAGTCGTTTAAATGAAAGGATATTATAATATCTAGTCCCAATCTTTATTACATCTATAATTGAATGGTCAAACGTTTTATCAATTATACCTAATCTTAAATAATTTTTGAATGATATTCTATTATCAAGAATAGACTGCATATATAAATCCAAAAATTTACCATTTTTTCCGGTAGGCCCAGCAGGAGCAATAATATACCAATTAGAAGTCACCCCACCAGAAATTAATAATGCCCCTATTTCAGTTATTGAATTCCCGTCACCAATTAAAATTTCACTCTCCAGAACCATATATCCATCCCCATTCAAATTAAATTGTCTATATCCTTTATCGAGAACAGCAACCTGAGATTCATCAGGATTTGTAGTATTTATTATCTTGTTAATAGTTATATTCTTTACATCGAATATAGCATATGTCCATGCAGTCCCATATGGCCTAAATTGTATTCTTACATTATAATCTGCATCTTCTGTTATCTTTAGTAGATCAATTATAGGAGACTGATAGTACATACTACGATTATCCCCAACCCCCATACTTACATATTGCCATGCCCCTGCATCTTTTCTTATATAAACAAATACCTGAAATGGAATATTATAATTAGGAGTAGGGGTTGCGCTATCCCTAACTAATCTACCCCTATGTTCAAAATTTATTTTTAAATAATCACTATCGGTTGTTTTTGTAACTGAGAAATCGCTTGTTAATTGGATATAATCTGTGTTAGTACTCCATGCATCGTAATCTATTAACTCAAAAGCAGTCCCATTCTGATTAAATTCATCCCATGTGTCATCCCAATTAACAGTATTCATTATAGTAATGCCTGTTACGTCCCCTCCAAAATCCTTATTTCTGAATATCGTTTGTACCTCTTTCAAAGGTTGTACCCTTTGATGTTCAATTCCTGCTTCAAACAAGGCAGGTTCCTTTGTAAAATCAATACCTGTAGTACTGTACAGTGCTAATGTTGTCCATAAATAAGCATATATTGATTGCGAATCAAAACGAGTATATCTTATTATATAATAAGCATCATCTTTATGATATAATTTAGCACTTAACGGAAGTAATACAGCCTCTATAACATCCCAACATTTCATAGGAACCCCATTATCCTGTATAAATCTTCTTGCATCAATTGTTACTTGTTCCAATACACGGTATAATGTACCACCAACCGGATAAAATGGAATTGAAACATAAAATGCCCCTCCTATTATCCCCGTTTTTGTCAACGCATATTTTAATATTTGTAACAATGTTGTTTGTCCTACAATTATTCTATCATCATCATCTGTAAAATCAATTCCCTTTAAATCAGATAACCCGTCCGTAAATGGCATTTGTATTTCAACAAATGGAGGGTTTGTATCGTATATTTTGGTGAGATTTTCAGGTTTTAAAAATCCTTCATAAATAGGTACATCATTCCCAGAAAGGTAATAAATAACTTTGTATTCACGAAATTGTGCATCAAAAATATCTTCAAAATCTGGCAAATCATCTTGTGAAACATAAAATCTAAATATTAATTCTTGAGGTAAAATTGCAGTTTCTTCCCAATTATCTTTATCCCCACCTAATGAATTTATTTCTATAGGTTCTTCCGCACCGTAATCTATATCTATCACAGAACCACTATACCCATCTTGGTAGATATATAATTGATGTGTATTCCCCCCTCTATCATCAAATCCGAAATAATATTTCTGTTCATATGCCATTTTTAGAAGCTATTTTTATAACGTTTTTCAACCTGTTTCATTACATAATGTAAATCTTCCCCTTTAGCCACCCCTACAACTTCCACCGTAATATGAGCCCTACCAATAAGTGAATCTAATTTGTCAGGGGGGGTTACCACCTCACCAGAAGATAATAATGCTGGATATGTATCATTTGGATATCCCGGTGGAACTTTTCCTCCACCAGCCATTTTAGCAACTTCTTGTGTTTGTGACCTCAACTTTTTAAATGATGCTAATAGAAAACTAACTCCTATAGAAGCAGCAGCTAATCCGAGCAATCCTTTTGATGCTCCTGTAAGGTATAATGTAGCTATTGCTTCCATAAGTAATGTTTGTATTACTTTCTGTGCTGTACTTAAAATTGATTCAGCAAAAACATCAAAAACACTAGCCCCCTCAGCAAGGGCACTCCCCATCTGATCTGTCATCTGCACAATAGATTGTCCAATTATCTGAAATACTTGCTTTTGTAAATCTAATGCTTGTAATTGTGCCTCCAAATTCTTAAGCTGACTATTATATTTTTCTATATCCTCAATATCTTTTGTAGTAATAAATTCTTTACTTTTCAATAGATCAATTTGGGAATTTATTAATTGTATTTTCTCATAGATTATCTGATATTGATCTGCTAATGAAGTACCAAGCCCTAACCCAACTCTCTTCCATTGTTCATTTAATTCTTTTTGTGCTTGTGCCGTTTCCCCAAATTGTGATTCCAACATTGCTATTTGGTTTGACAAATATATCATTGACCATACGGAAAGATTACCAGCTACAGCCAATTCTTCCAATGTTTTTTTATAAGCTTGTAATTGTTCTGCCCCTGTACTTTTACCTGTAACAAATTCAACTGTTTGTAACCCTTGTAATTCTTTTCCTAATTTCTTTAATGTTTCATATTCTATACTTATTTGTTTATTTAAATCTTTAATCTCATTTTTAGTATTTACCATATTTTTATCTAATTCAGGGAATCTTGCTTCAGCCATCTCTCTAAGAATAGCATTCAATAAATTGCTACGTTCTGTCAAATAATCAAAATCACTACCTAATAATCTACTTAAAATTGAAAGTGTCTTTTCTCCTTCCTCTAATTTTTTTAATACGTCTAATTGAGCCTCTGTATATATTGGTTTTATATTTCCCCCTTCAGACAAAATATTTTTTTGTAACTTTTCTATTCTTTCAATGACCCTTTTGTAAGCATTCTCATATTCTTGTAATTCTTTATCATTTGCAAATTGTTGATACCCTATTTCATATAACTGTTTTTTCTGTTCATTTATTTTAGCCACATATTTTTTTGTTATTTCCTCAGCTTCACGAAATTCTTTACGTCTATCACTAAATCGTAAACTATTTTCAATACCTAATGCAACTGTATACTGTTCTTCTAATTCTTTTAATTTTTTTTGTTCTGCTTTTTTTAAGGCAATAATATCAGCTCCAGAACTTTGAAATAAATCTATTTGTTTTTTAATATTTGTTGAAAGAATTTCCAATTGCGTTTTTCCTAATTCTGTATAAACACCTATCAATTTTTTAATCTGCTCTGCACTCTTATTATATGTAATATCTTGTCTTTGTTTTTGAAACTTTTCTATTTCATTATTAAACTCTTTTTGAGCATCTCTTGCAGAAAATAAACTTCCTTTATACGAAATCATATATGCTGTTAAAGTTGCTAAAGCTAAACCTAAAGCTACAAAAGGATTCACAGCCAATGTAGAAATTAATAAAGTTACTGTAGATGTTATAGCACTGATAACAGGAATTAATCGTGCAAAAATACTTAGTAATGTGCCTAAAGCAATAGAAACGGGTCCTATAATCGCTAATAATGCGCCTATTCGTAAAATCCATTTTTGCTGTGTTTCAGTTAAATTAGTATACCATTCCGTAAGCTTCATTATTTGCTCTCTAAATCCTTGTATTATTGGAATAAGAGATTCTTTCATACTTTTCCCTAATGCAATTAATCCAATTCGTAAATCACTTACAGCTTGATTAAATTGGAATTTTAAAGTTTCTGAAACCACATTAAAAGCATAATCTGTATCACCTGCCGAATTAGCAACCAAATCAAATATAAGTTTATTATGTTCTAAATTCTTTCCCATTAAAGCTAGAAATCCAGTTAATGCCCTTACCTCTGGAAATACTTTTGCAACTGCATCTTCCCCAAATTTTACAGTAAGATCATTTATTTCCCCTAAAGCCTTCAATAAACCATTTGGTTCTTTTATTACATCTCGTAAATGGGCACTACTAGTCCCAAATGATGATAAAGCATCCTCAGCCTGTTGTGAAGGTTTCAACAAATTCATTAATATTTGTCGCAGATACCATGCTGCTGTATTTGTTTTAATATTAACTGCAGTCATTGCAGCTAATGAAGCCGCAACTTGATCAAATGAAATTCCCATCTGTGCCGCATTTGGAATAACAAAACCAATAGCATGAGCCATTTCTGTTGCTTCTGCCTTCCCTTCCCTTACTGCTGCTGTTAAAGCATCTACTGTTTGTGCAGCCGTAATATTTTCAGGCCCGTAAGCATTCAAAGCCCCTGTAACCAAATCAGCTATATCCGCCACTTCCCCTAATCCGGCAGTAGCAGCTTTAGCTGATTCCGTAAGTACATCCATTGCATAAGCATCTTCAATACCAGAAGAGGCAATAAAATAAAGGGCATCTGCTAATTTCTGAGGGGTCTGTCCCATTGACGAACCTAATTTTTGCAGCTCCTCACTCCATTGCATTGTCAATTTAGCAGATGTTCCTGTTAATCCAACAATATGTGCTAGTGCTGTTTCATAATTAGTAAACGTTTTTACAGCAACCCCACCGGCCAATGCTATTGGTAATGTGAAAGCACGGGTAGCTTCATGCCCAAATTGTTTAAGACTTTGAGATGTGCTTTCCAACCTTTTCTGTACCATATTAAAATTCTGCATGGCACTTTGTTGGAATTGTTTCATCTTTTGTTCAGCTTTCAACAACCCAGTTGCGTCTACCACTAATGAGGCATATAAAGTCCCTAGATTCATTTTATTTACCTTTTTTTAGTTCTTTTCTGCTCCTAAACGTCTTATTATTTCTACTATTTGCTGCAATTCCTAATAATATTGCTTTTTGCTCTTCTACCGTTTGTTTCTTTCTTTCTTTAAATCTTGCTAAATCCCCCGCCCAGTCAGGCATAAAATCAACGGGGGAACTTATTTTAGGTTTGTGCCCTTTCTTAGTATAAATAGCATTTGCAATATTTATCATGTTAGCACACAAATTAGCAACATTATACTCTATACGCCACATACCAATTGGATCAATCTTATCATAAGCCTCCCACTCAGCCAATTGTTCTGCCGTAAGCACATCTAATAGAAAATCAGGGTGTATTATTCCTAATTCCCTACAGAGACGGAAGTAGAATTGCCGGTCAGGCCGGCTCCTAAGTTTTTTACTATTTCCTCCTTATCTTCTGGAGAAATTTTATTCAATTTTTGAGCAGCATTTACAATAGATTCTAAATCTTTTGCACTAATACTATCACTCAGCGTTTTATAATCATCCGGTTTTAATAATAATTCTCCTTTTTCATCACATATCGTAACTACGGCCAACTTAGAACGAAAATATTCTGTCTTCTGTTCTATACGAATATTATTGTTTTCCCTTTTCACTTCCATAATGGAATGTTCAAAAGTATCTCGTTCAGTCCCGGTCATCTGTCTTACATAAATAAAATTACCATCTTCTAAACTTACTTTTTCAATTTTTAATACTCTCTTTTGCAATAGTTGTTCCCTATTCAAAATACCTTTTGTTTGCTTTGACATGAATACCATTTAATTAATTTTTTTAATTATTAATAATTATTTTTATAAAGATATACCCTGATTAGGCATATTAAAATTTTAAACAACCGATGCTGCAGAACCACTATTGATTGTCACCTGACCACTTATCTGAATTGTCACATCAGCCGTCACCTTATCATCTGGTGGGATGCTTAAAGGCAATTCAGTAACTAAGCCTTCAAATTCCAATGTAGTTTCTTCAACATCAGGTAGAATTATCTCATAATTCTGCAACGTATCACTTTCAAAATCCGCTTTCATCAGATCATATGTAACCCGTGAAAAGTTCATAGCCAAAGTGATTGTTCCTGGATTACGAAACCCTGTGATAAATTCACGATAACCCCCTGTTGAATCCAAAGAGGTTACATCTATCGTATCCCTGGACATGCCAGGCCCGGTAATGGAATTGATCTCGGCAATGTCTTCCCATTCTCCTTCACTTGTACTCCATCTCCGAAACTTAGTTCCAACACCAGCAAAAGCATTTGTACTCATCTTTTACCTCCTTTGTATATTAAAATTAGCAATAAAACGTGGACGTCTGTTATCATCCCAATCTAGCAAGGCAGGGCCACTAGAGCAGTAAATAACAGAATATAATGTTCCATTCCATGTCTCTTGCGCCCGGCCATGTAATGAAGTCATTATGCTTTGTATCAAATTCCAACCATCAATATAATTTGAATTTCTTACCCTCACCTGTACAGATGGGTACTCATAAATTGTTGCAACCTTATCTAGTGTTAATTGAGGGGGAAATCCAGGTGTATCAAAAATAACAACACAATTAATCGGTTCATTAGGTTCTAACCCTATAAAAAGATTATCTGCATATACTAAACCTAAAAAACTATCTTGTTCCAATATATCTTTTATATCTACACTTGTTGCATTCATCTAACTTTTGCCCTTTTTGCAATTATAGCTAAAATATTTCCTTTATTTCTTTTTATTGATGCTTCAAAAAATTTAGGCCCACTTCCTGGCCTGCTCCAACGAACAACACCCACAACACCACTTCCCCATTTAGCCCCTTCTACTCTTTCATGTACAATCATTGCGTAATTTGCTGTAAACCCCATTATCACCCCCATTCTTCTTCCACTATAAATAGGTTGGGAATAATATGATCCTCGCAAATGATTTGTATCTACCGGAATCACTGGGGGAGTTTTATCCATATCTCTACGAATAAGTGCCGCAGATTCAATTAACCCTTGCATAGAATTGCCTTTTATCTGCTGTATTTCCCTACTTAAATTTCTAAGCACCTTATCAAATCCTTTTATATTTGTATATGCCATCTTTTTATTCTTTTTTATAAATAAGCCATTCTTATAAATTCAGTAGAAGAACCTAATCTGGGAATCTTCCCTTTTTTTCGTATCATATACGCTTCTTTTATCCCTAATGGATCTAATGTAGTAGTACTGCTTTCTGCAACATCATACAAGTCATCAAGAGTACCAAGATATAAGTACCCCCCCTCATCTACATCTTGTAAGACAAATACCTGAGATTTTGATACAAATATCTCTGCTGTATCCTTTACAGATTTATCTTCCACTTGTCGTATAACATCCTCCCACATACAATTTATTTCTATAGGATCATCAAATATCAATCCTCCACTACCATCGTTTTGAGGATTTCCCCAATATACGGCTGTTTGGACACATTTTTCTGCTATAAAATCTATTATACTCATTATTTCAAATTTTTAATCAAAACTACGTATTGCAGTAATAGAAGCTGCTCTTTTCCCCGAAGAACCCAATATTCCAGAAGTATCTAACAATAAAACTGTCTGACCGTAAGGAGTGGAAGATAAACCACTTCCATATTTTCCTACTATATATTCTATAGAAGCTTCCCCTAATTTCTCTTTCACGGTCATTCTATTCTTTGTATTAGCAATCATATGTGCTGTTAACCAGCGTTCTATTTCTTTCAACGTTGCTGTAGATAAACCACTATTAGCTAATTTGGAAGATACGATTTGATTTGCCCCAGTAATATATACATCAATTATAATATCTTCTAAATCTGTACTAATAATTTCTTTTACTTCTTCTGTTGTTACCCGTGCCATGATTTATTCTTTTTATTTTTTGTTTTACATAATAATGATTCTACTTCTTCTATTAATTCCTTCTTCCATTGAACCCCCACCCAATCCAGCAAGTCATATATCTGAGAATAGTCTCCATATAACATTCTTTCAGGCCACACAATCTTACAATTCACACCTTCTTCAATCATTTCTACAAATAATTTTTCATGGTTGTGTATCCACCATAACCAACCTTCTTCTTCTTTTTTTACATTTATTTTATTTCTTATTCGTTCATCTTTAAATGCTTTCATAAAACCAGTTCTAACGCAGGAATTGATAATATCTCCTGTTCTTCTTCGTACTATAACCCATTTTGCATTTGGGAAAGCATAATTCCAAATAGGCCATATTTGACAAATTCTAGAACTTTTATACATCCAATAAGAAGATGTATCATATCCTTGCATTATCATAGATTCTAAAACATCTTCTTCCCAATTTACAGGAATCAATACATTATTAGTATCTGGTAATGGATATTGCCCTTCTATCGGTATCTGCATATGCTCATAATATCTATTTGTCAACTTTCGTAATTCATTATTTTCAAACATTTCTGTTACCCCCCCCGTAAATACTCCACATCTATGCAATATCCTCGCAACAATAGAAATACCTGATCGTTCTACTCCTGTAACCAATATAGGCATATGTAATTTCTCACGAATATTTTTCATTTACAAGTTCTTTTTCTTTTACCTTATCTTGTTTTGACACAATCCGTACTTTTTGCTTTGGGTGTCTTCGATAAATACCCAATTCACAATCACAATATCCTATTTTAAACCCTGCTTTTAAGCATCGTAAATTAAACTCATATTCTTCTTGTGTATTTAATGTTTCATCAAATCCTCCAATCTTGTCAAAGATCTCTTTCTTATACATTAAAGTAACACTATGAATTACATTTTTTTTCATAAGATCAGAAATAGTAGGCCGTTTAATAGAAGGAATATATTTCCCATACCCCCCTTTCATATACTTTTCTACGGCATTCCCATGTATAAAATCTACATCTTGTTCCTCAATAGTTCTCACAGAATCCTCAATACAATTTTCAGTAAGCATATCATCTTCATGTAAGAATTTAACATATTTCCCTTGTACCTGTGGTAGAACTTTATTAAAATTTTCAGGCCAATTTCCTTCTCCTTGTGATATTAATAATTGAACATTGGCAGGGACACTCCTTATTGCTGCTTCCAACCACCCCCTATCTTCTTTATATGGGATTATTACAGTTATCTTATAACTAATAAAACAATCATCCACATATTTCTTTACCCAATCTACATTAGCATTAAATATTCTTGGCTTTCCATGGAAACAAATTAATAAAGTATCCTCTGGTAATACCTTTAATATCGTATTGTGTGGTTTAAAATCATAGATTCTGTTTGTTATATTCTGCCAAAATAAATCTGGTTTTAGTATCTTCCTCAGAAAATAATCCATTCTATTTCCTGCAGCATTTCCTCGTTTACACCAAAATTGCCAAACTTTTTTTGTTTTACTGCAATTTGCGGGAAACCAAACAATTCCAGTAGCTAATCTATTTTTCTGATAAAAATCTTCTAATGCAATAAATTTATCTTTATAATGAGCTTCAACAAATCCTATTAAATCTTGTAATTTTCCAAAAACGGCTGTGTCTAAGTCTAAATACAGAAATGGTTTATATTGTTCCATTTCAGGGCTATATAATAACATCCTAGACCATGTCCCTCGTAATTTTGTTTCTAATGGTATTATTTCTATATCTCCTAAATCATATTTTATAGAAGCTTTATCCCAGAAACAAATTATTCTCGGTTTACCTTTTCCCCAATTTTTTAAAATGTGGTGTTTAATTAGTAAAACATCACAAAATTTAAAATCCCCTCCACTTCGCAGAACCAATACAATTGTTTTCATTCTTAAAAAATATTTAAAATTTCTTTATTTATCTCTTCTAAATTTGATAAAACAGAAGTCATTGGCGGTTTTGTTTTAAAATGGAACACATGGTTAAATTTTGAAAAATTATATAAATATGCATCCATTTTTCCTTTCACTACACCTTCTGTATCATGTACAATATAATAATCTGCATTTATGTGTTCTATAAATGGCTGTCTAACTTCCGCAGGAGCCCCATCTATAAATACTATTGAGTAATATGTTTTAAATAATAAATCTTCCCATGTCTTCAAATCATCAACATCAAATAATTTCATTTCATGCCATTCCCTCTCATACTTTTTAAATTTAGAAAACCATTTCTTATTCGTATCAATTGAAATCAATCTTCTTCCTTGCATCCCACATATAGTATGTAGTATTCTTGTACTATTTTCCCCCATCCCAAATTCTAAAACATCTCCTTTCTTTATTGTATTCAGTAAATGAATAAGTACGGGTTGATGTGAACTAAAAGCGATTGTATCTCTTCCTTTTTCCCAAAGTAAATAAGACTCTTTAGATTCATCTGGAATTAAATCAATATATGTGTTATTTATATTTTTCATCCTGTATCAATTTTTTCCAATAATTAAATAATAATTTATTATAGTCCCACGTTTTACCCTTTATCTTACTATATTCGCCTATAAGAAATTCTTCATTAACATCTTCCCAATTATTAATAAAACAAATTGGAAAATCCTTATAGTAATCTGTATTTATATTTTTCTTAACAATCGGAATAGTATTCATATATAATGTTTCCCACAAACGAACCGTATCTATGCCGTTTCCTTCCGGGCAAGCTACAAAATAATGATTATATACGTTATCTATATATCCTTCAAACCCTTTCCCATTTACCCCATGTTCAATTGTACACCAACATTTACATTTCCCTTCAAACACATGATACACTTTTTTTCGTTCAATTGGATTAGTATTGATATTATGGTTTACATACAATAATCCTTTTGTTTGTTTTCTTTCTTTCATCTTCTCAATCATCTTCTCTTTCTTCTTTATTCTTGGAAACCATTTATCATTTTCCAAACCAATAGGGATAGATTGTATTTTATCATTTACACAGATAACATTCATTGTATACCACTTTTTTACATTTTCCGGCACAACAAATTGATACCCTACATTTGTATCTGAATTATGGGTAATTACAATAACGTCTACTAAAAGTTTTCCAATTTCTTTAAACAATTCACCTACATATTTAGTATGAGTATAGATAATATCATTCTGCATTACTCTCTTATTCCCAAAAGTATTTTTTATATAATTACATTCCTTTTGATCATCGATTGAGAATACATGATCTGCAATACTAATAAACTTTTCCCCTGTAATAAAATCTATCATTACCTCTTATTTTTAAACAAAGCATTATTTCCAATTCTCACTAAGAAAACAAATCCAATAATTTCTAATAAAGATTTCATATGCCAAAAACTTCTATCCCCATGATAGTAACTATGATATGAAATTTCTGTAATTATATATTTAATATCTTTACTTCTATCACCAAATCCTCGTATAGCAAGATATTCAGCCCCTTGCAAATCCATACACAATAAATCAATCTTATTTATCTTCTCTATTGTCATAAAAGTATCCAATCGCATACAATTAACCAGTATCTTTTTCTGAATATATTTCTTTTGATCCCTATGAAAAAGTAAAGAAGAACCCCCTATATTTTTATCCTCTGAGTTAATCATATCAGTTGCATAGAAATTTACATCTTTAGCATCTTTATCATAAATAGCTTTCGTAATTAATTTAATATTTTTTCTTTCATTTTTTTGCAAATTCTCCCCACACAATACGATACATTCAGGATTACACTCAAAAGAATATACTATTCTTGGATTGTAATAATCATGCAGTGCAATAGCATCCAAGCAATCTCTACTTCCACATTCTACAATTACTTTTATAGAATCCTTATCTATTCTATCCATAAATCGTTTATGTAAATATGTTGAACTCATACACTCATATATTTATGTAATTCCTTTGAATGAATATGTAAATTGTTAATTTTTATTTCTTGGTCATCCCATTTAAAATATGGAACTTTTCTATTTTCTTCATCTTTTTTCCAAATCACTGTATATTCAGGACATTTTCTAAGCATTTGACCAATATAATGATCTTCTGGTTTAGCCCCAGGCAATTTATCTGTTGTTCCTCCTACAAATTGACCCCAACTAGCGGGGTCAAATACTGAATTGAATATTGTAGGATTATTTCCTACTGGATTTGTTGGGATAGACTTTATTTGTTCGGGGGAAACTTTCATAAAAGCTCGTATCAATGTCATTTCATTTACCATATCTAAATCAAATACGTTTTTTATTCCTTCCTTCCCGTATAATTTCAATGAACGTATAAAAAAATGAGTTAACCAGAATAACGAAGCCCACCCATCTATGTACATTAATCCAGTCATTGCCTTATCTTCACCTCCCACAGTAATAGCCAAAGTATCATATAGATTCATAAACTTTTCATGGTGTTCATCAAAAGAATAGTAAATCAATACATCATTCTCAAAATGATATACATTTCTAATACCTTTCACTTCTAAAAACTTCTGTATATAGAAAAATCTAACAGCCGTTATATTCCAAAAATCATTATGTTTTCTTTTGTACAATTTTTCAAACAACGGAATATAATCAGTATAATAATCTTCTGCATTTTCAACATTTATATTATACTTTTCAAATAATGAACAAGACATATGCTTCTCATCTGTAAGAAACCATACGATTGCATTTGTATTGAATAATCGCAATTGCTTAAAAGTACACTCTAAGTATTCAGGTAATTTCTTTCCTAAATGAAATAAAACAATATTTATAGCCATGTATGTAAACTTAATTTATCATAATCCTTTTTATACTGTTTAATAAGTCGTTCTATATCAGTAATTGAATACTGACTTGATTTTCCCATCGTCTTGCATTTAAGGACTTTAAAATCATAAGATTCAGGTTTATTCTCAACAATCCAATTTCCATAAGTTTCATACTCAGAAAAACTAGATGTCTTGTGATTTATTTTATTAATCAGATCAATTGATTTATCCATAAAATCAATTACCCCCATTCCTATAGAATTGACCATATCTATAATATATTCTCTTTTAAAAAACATTATCTCATTAATAAATGAATGATCAAACGTTCTCCCAAAACCAAACATTTGCCTCATAAAGTCAAAATAAGGCAGATGTTTTTGATCTTCCCCTAAAAAGAAGTAGGGCATCCCTTGTCTGTTAAAAATTGATAAAGGTTTCAAAATAATTGCATCTGAATCAATTACAAGATAATTATCATTTGTAATCCATTGGAATAATTTTATAAATTGCTGTGTGTACCATCCTTTTCTTTTCTTATTTATTAATTTTGAATAATCAAAAGATACAAAATCAGAATCAAGCACATACACTACTCCTTCCAACTTATTTTCCCTTTTTATCTCAGTAGGGGATACACAATATATCGTATCAAACCCACATATATTTTTACGTACAGAATCTATAACAAACGGTAATTTATTATAATCCTTCGGTGCTGTTGTTATTAAAATATCAAATTCTCTCATATTAAATTATATTAAAATCCAATCTTCTGGATAATGATTATTGGGGTTATATAATTTTTCTTGTCCTTTTGGAACGACCCAAACTTTTGGAGCAATAACCTTTTTCCCTTTATTTTTATTTAAAATAGCACCCCACCAACTGAACGTACTATTTGATATTATGTTATGTGTACAATGTTTCATCAACTCAAAATCAAGATAATCTTTCTTCCCACTAAGACAGATATAATCAGGAAAATTCCTTTTGCAGAAATCGTAATCATCACTAAAAATAATTATATCATCATAATGTACTAATGCTTTCAAAATTTCTAAAGCCTGTTTATAGTAAAAAATACTCAAAGTCAGTTTTTTAGATGTATAATCCCCTCTTCTAACGTGCATCCCTATTATCTTCTTATCAAATAATTTTAACTTTTCATAATAATCTTTAGTTAGAAATTCTTCTTTGACCGTAAACATTTCTTGTAATTCCGGAATCATATCTTTGTAATAAGGGAGATACTGCCAATACCCTCTAAAATTATACCCTTGTGCTGTAAGATATTCAAAATTAAGTCCTTGCTCTATTATCGTATTTAATGCTTCATCAAATCCGATAATATCAACATCCAAATTAAATTTATCCAAAACATACGGGCGATCTAACGGTGCTTTCTTCAAATAATACCAAGAATCATCAAAACATACAGTTAAACCATTTCTACGTTGTCTTTCCGCAAAGGCATATTGAAATAATTGGTTCCCCATTCCTCCCATTAACTTTACGACATTCATACCAAATCTTTTAAATTAACTCGTTTAAAATCTTTTATAGCACTAATTCCAGAACAATTTAATATTTCAATTCCCATCATTCTTGCGTCCTTTGCAATCTGAGGGAAACCTTTCAGGTGCCTATTAAATGGCAATGGGACAGGTCTGTTTTTTTTTCCTACTCTCTGTGGGTATTCAGAATGCCAATGTTGTTTCTTAGTTTCGTCCAATACCATATCAAATCCAAGTAAGACAATTCTCTTAACACCTGTATGAACAGCTAAATTAATTGCGGCCCCTCCACTATTCCCATTCCAACAAACTTTTTTAGGATTATTTGTCAATCCATACCTTTTATTATTATCCCTTGCTGTATGTTTTATCCATCCATACCTGTCAACTCTTGGATGGCAACTAATTACCAAACCAGGAAATTCTGCCAACCCTTTTTCGTATCTTAATAAAAAACTACTATCACCGAAAAAAACCATATCAATCCATTGTCCAATCTTAAAAGCAACATTTACACCAATTACATGCTTATTGTGAATTGATGACATGTACGGGGAGTATATTTCAGGAGAAGCTTCCTTATTTATAACCTTCTGAACTACCTCTTCCGGTATTTCAAATTGTTTAAAAATACTTGGGCCTCCCCCAATAATCCATACTTCCCCATCCTGCCATATTTTAGGAACTTGCCAAAGCATTTTTTTTATTCCTCCAAATCTGTAATTAATTTTTCTGCTTCCTCTTCTTTAATAGGTTTTTCACTTATTTGTTTTCCATTATTATCTACAATGTGAACATACCCTTTTCTATTTGTTTCCTCCATTTTATATTTATGCTTCTGTTCCTTAACTTTTTTAATGTCAATTTTTGGAGTTGGTTCACCATCTAATGGAATAATAACATCACGAAATGCTTTTGGAATTTCATGTTCCTCAGCATAAAATTTTTCATTAGGTTTGATAATTCGCTTTCCTAAACGAAATGAACCCCCTCCTACTTTTTTCCAAAGTCTTTTTTGATCTTCCATGATTATTCTTTTTTAAATTATATAAAAAATAAAACACATGATTAGTGTTTTTATATTAAGCTGCAAGATGAACAATACCACATCTTTTATTCTGATCAGAACGAATCTGTGGGACTTGTATAGTAAGAACTTTATATTTACTAACAAATCTTCCTTCTTCTTGCCATTCAATATTTGTTAAGCCCATTCCACGAACTAAACGAACAACATCGCTAGTCATCTGTACTAATAATACATTATCAGCAGGTAAACGATCTATCACCTTAATTCCAGTAATACCATCAATTTTCATAATCCTTTCACGAATTGTCGTACCTGGAGTAGTTCGATCATAGTCTTTATCCAATGTTGTTTCATAATTTGTAGGAATGTATAACATCCAAGGTCCATAATGGTAATCATCTATAGACGCTTGTTTCATATCCATTACATTTTCTACTATTGTTCCTCCTCCATTGGCTGTAGATGAATCAAAATCAAGATCATCCCAATTTGTACTTAATGTAACAGTATTACGATCTGGGAAATTAATATAACTATAGATTGTATTTACTTCACGAGAATCTTTCTCACCAAAACTGTAAGAAGTATTTGTAAATAACATATCTTCCAACTTTTCATTTACCCTTCTTGCTGCTCTTTCAGCCAATGTAGTATCCAATGGATTCCCCATATTCCGTGAAGCAGCTAAAACCCTTGCATTAATTTCATAATCAGAATGGATTATAGGAATTGGTAAATAATTATGTTGGAAATTAGGCCTGTCATTTTTCCCTCTAGTAACACCATCCATTGTAAGTACAGCCTCACCAGGATCATCTACGTCATGCCATTCAAGCACAGTAGTCCCCATCGCATTTCCGAGATTATACGTTAATCCTTTACTAATTAAATCATCAATCCCTCCTAAACGCTGACGAGATACTTCCATTATGGCATCATCTAACTGTTTCCACTCATCTCTACGAAGAGTGGCATTAGCTTGTATTTGTTTTGTGACATAATTTTTGGGGTTCTTAGGATCCCCTCCTTTAAAAACAGTCACACATGGAACAATTAATCCCCTGGAGTTAACCGCTAAATATGGACGCATCATTCCTGCATTTAACCTCCCACTCATAACAATTCCATTAGCGATTTCTCCTCTTGCTTCTTTCCCACTTGAGGAAATCAGATCAACAATTGCATCTGGCATAATTTTTCTCCTTTCTTATTTTAATAAATTCTTACAGCTATTCGTTTATTATACCCTAATACACCTACACTAGAATCTACCCCACTAGAATCAGATAAATCTTTAGCTTCCACCGCTACTCCAACAATGGCATTTTGGTAGATTGTATTTGCTACTTGATCCTCTGCCGATTCCCAACTATCAGGAACGTGTTTTCTAAGAGCGCCATCCCCATTAGATTCAAGAAAATCACCTATAGCAATATTTTCCCCATCAACAAGAACAGCATAAACCTGATCCCCTCTATTAGGGATCCATACCTGCACTTTATCCCCTGCAACATAATTATCCTCAAGTCCATTACCTTGTAATTCATCTTCTAGTGCAAACATAGGTAATATATTTCTTCCCTGAGCAGAATGTGCTTGCACCGTATCAGAACTTGTGAGTTCAAGTAACATACCTGGAGTAATTGATGCTGCCGCTGCGTATTCCTCAATTACATTAGAATACTTTTTTAATTTTACTGTATTGTACGACATTATTTCTCCTTCCTTTTATTTTGTTTCAACTTCTACCCCAGTTGGGTACAATGGTTCAAATTCATTAGATTGTATCCTGGAAATGCCTACACTATTCAATGAATAGTCTACCTGTTCAATTTCTTGTTCCTCCTTCACTACTGAATTGTAAAGTCTTTCCAGCATATTATCCGACATAGTAGCCAATTGATCATCTGGCCAGAGTTCTTTTCCTGCATTATCTTGGATGCCTTTTACATATTTTTCTCTACGTTCTTTTAATTGACGTTTCCCATACTCCAAAGCAGCCTTGTCTTCATCAGAAAGAACGTTAATTTTTTCTGAATTAGTTTTTACAGGTTTTTCTTCTTTTTTCTCAACTTTGGAAGCTTCTATTATCTTGTCCAAATTAGCTTCCTCCAAAGTCTCAAGCCATTCCCTGTCCTCTTCAATAAACTTGCTGCTATTATTTGCAACTAATTTATCTATTTTCTCTTTACAAGAAGGACATTTTGGTTTTTCACTCATACGTTTAACCTCCTTTTTATTAGTATTAAATCTAATCACATTGTTTTGTACTTTTAGATATTCCACTTTCTTGTATACTTCCTCAGATTCACCTACAAACACAACATTTCCATTATCTTCAATCGTATAGGCTTGTCTATACAATTTACTCCCCCCTACTCTCATGCTTGTTTCATAGATTATATAATCATCAAAAGCTTCTCGCAAATAATGGACAACATCCGTCGTATCAAGACTATCTATTTTTCTGCGTAAATTATCAAGCCTCCCCACCAACCCTTGAGAAAGATTACTAATGATATTTTCTAAATACCAAGAATCATCTTTCTTCAAATTTTTAATCAACTCAATGGAATTATTTTCCACTTTACTACCTCCTTTCCTTTTATTGTTATTACGAATGCCACATCCATCATCCACAGAACATGCCCCTACTCCGCCGGGCAGAAGAGCAAGATGATCAGGTCTATGATTTCTGGCAATAGCATTATATGATTCCCCATTCCAATTTTCATTTTCTACTTCTTCATCATCTGTAAAAACACCAACACTAACTTCTAATATCTGACCTTCTCTTATCTGCACTAAAGTCTCAGGGGATATTTGTGTTATCTGTTCAACATCGATCCAAGCCTCCGCTTTTAATTTATCATCTTCAACATATGTATTGTATACCCTTCCTACTGTTCTTGTATCTATTAATATAGGTATATTGGCAGACACATATGTATCTTCTATTTGTGGGTGATCTATTGTAATGGGAATCCCATTCCACGAACCCGGTATTTTTCCTAATTCTTCAATTGAATGGAAAATAGGGCCTGCACTTCCATTATGTACTCCTTCTACCATCATAACAACTGGGACAACTATAAAAGTTCTTCCCTGATGTCTTTCCTCTCTTATTGTATATCCTTCATTACTTACAGTATGAACATCCATTGCCATATTTCCCGTAATCCCATTAGCTTGTCTTATCGCAGAAGCAGCGCAAGATTCCTCCGTTCCTCCTTTTTGTTTACATTTTGCAAGGGTTGTATTTGCAATAGCTACCCATTGTCTTTTTTGTTTTGCAGTAAGCCCTTTCTTGAACCTATCTACATCTCTTACACTCCAAGGCATATCTTTTTATATTTATTCGTTTAATATTCCTTTTCTAGTTACTAATGATTGCATAAAAGGTAAAGCAATACATCTACATTGAGGATGATAGGGAATCATTTTTTCTATTTGATCCAATGTCCATACAGTTCCTTGTAAAGGGGCACATCTAGGACAAACTCTTTCATCACCTGCTGTCGCCCATTCTGCTTTCACAAAAACCCCTTCTACTGCCCAATTTCTATATTCCTGAATAGTAGCTAAATGATGAGCCCTTATTATTTCAGTTCGTGCTAACATTTCAGCCCTACGGGCAGCAGGAATAAACCTCCCCAATGTATCTGTTATTCCTAAATCACCCATTCCACTTCCATTAATAGTTGCTATTAATTTTCTTGCTAATAATCTAGGATTATCTCCATCTGCTAATCCTTGTGCTAATATTCTACTTATCTGTGTATCCATTTGTATTGTAATACCTTTTAATTCCATGAAAGTTCTCGTATATAATACCCCTAAACGATCAATATGGAATGGATTAGATAAGGCTATTATAATTCCCCCAGTTTCTTCTATTCCCGGTATATTCATTCCTATTTTCTTCATTTCATACCGAGCACGCATCACCCCCCTCTTATATGAATCATATACATATTTATTTGTCCAAGCTGGTGCAATTCCTGTTCCTACCTGTTGTAATTCTATTATTTCCAAAAGCCCCTTATCCACCTGTTCTTGCAACCATCTCATAAATTGTCTTAATTTTGCATCATTTCTAGGAAATGCAAAAGCTCCCTGCCCCGGAATTTGAACCTGTTGTATATTTATCTTATTAACCAATCCAAAAACATCTTGCTGAACAATAGCTTTATTAATTCCTACAATCAATTCATTGAAACGTCTTTTCATATCTCTAGCAAACATGTTCCTCAATGTAATTGTTCTTGTAGGATCATACCGCTTCGTTCTTTCAATATGTGTTTGAATTCTATTCATTGTCCCCTTCTTCAATTTCCTCTTGTTCTTCTAAATTTCTCCGTTCTTCTCGCATTGGTTCTGTTATCATATTTTCAATTACCTGCCTTTGTTCAGTATTTAATCCTAAACAAAATTCCATAAAGGCTTCTGGTGGAATGATATATTCTGCATTAGGGTTCGCTGTGTATTCACGAATAGCCGTTGCCCTCGTTCTTCCTACATCTGCTTTCTCTTTTTCACTCATAGAAAATAAATCATCCCAATTCACAGAATATCTCCCAGAACTAGGTTTTGGAAGAATGCCATATTGAAGACATTTATTTACAAATGGGCGAATTATATGTTTTTCAGCATGCCTTTCCCTTCGCCCTTTTACAAATGTCTTCCATTCACCAGAATCTTGTTGGGAGGATAATTCCCCTCGCTCACTACCCATCAATATTCTTTTGGGGATCCCGGTTACCGCAGAAATCATTTGAATTTGTATATCTACATGGTTCATCGGGTCAGCAATTTGTTGTGTTAATGTTTTTAGATCAATTCCTTCACTAATTAATATTCTCCTCAAATTATGCTCATATTCATCTATCTGATCCATGAAATCTTCTTTTGCTTCATCTGAAATTGTAAATTCTTTATCTGCCACTCCAGCATACCCTGGCCTTGCCCCTCTCCAAAACATTTCAGCATCCCCTCCCACAATCTTTTCCAAATCCATTAATCTATTGTAAATAGATTCTAATCTGGAAGATCCTTGAATATCTGATTCTAATATATCATCTACAATATGAACAACCCTAGAATGATGTACTAATATATCATTTGTAGTCTTTGAATTAACATCATACGTTTTCAGTTTATACAGTAAAGGCTCTCCATATCGTTCAGAATTAGTTTTATCTTCACTTTTTTCTATTTCTGCGTTACCTTCACCATACACTTTTATATACTTTAATTTTTTCTTCGCCCCACTTACAGGTTTTATAAAATCCTCTCTCTTTGCCACATCATCTAACCCTAATAAAATAACAGCATATGTCCCTATTCCTACTAATTTATCCACCCTACAAAATTTATCTTTTAGCATCAAGGTTTCCTCTAATATTGCCCACGCTTTTTCAAATTCTGTATCTTCTTTCTTAGTAGATTCTTGTAATTCTAATTTTCCTTGCCAAGTAACATCAGCAGGTCGATCAATTACAGCTTTTGCAATATCTTGACGAATATATACCGTTGCATAATCTTCATATTTCAATTCAGTTTTGTAACCTAATGCTTCATATAAATCCCTACTTGTGCCATACTGAGCCCCTAATCTAGCAGCTAGGGACATTCTAGTAACCAAAGAATTAAATACTTTGATTAGAGAATCTTTCTTTTGGGTATCTGATCTTCCCCTAATTACTTGTTTTTCCATATCTGTAATTTATAGTAAGAGTTGGAAAAATATAACCCTTTTTATTTTTTTACTACCTTAATTGCTTTATGGCCAAGACCACCAACTGCTAATGCTCCAAATAACCACAATAAAATTACATATAAATCGTGATTCATTGTTTTATAAATATCTAAATCCATCTGTAAGATGTTAGTACCAATAAGCCCTATAATGGCTTTTTTACCATCTAAAAATTTCCAAAACTCTTTTAATGTTTTCATATTTATAAAATTTAATTAATAATTTATTTTCGAGTATCAATATTTATTTCATAAAGCGGGTCAAGATATAAATCAGGCCATGTAGCCATTTCAGGCAATGGAAAATGTCCGGGAAATGAAGCATTACAATTTCTCTCTTCCCCCTCAAAACAGTATACAAATGAATCATCACCCAACCCAAACAAATCTATTTTTCCTCTACTTAAAATATAAGCCATCCACTGTGGAAAATTCCAAAATTGGTAACTCACAACTTTAACTTTCAATTTTCTGGCATTATTAGCATATCTTTTTTTCTCTTTGTCAGTCATTCCACCTTTTTTACGCATAGTAATCCACCCTTTTTTATGGGCATATTCTGTCGAAAAATCATGTCTTACATATCCTTCAGCTACAGCTTCATAAATCCAAATATGATCATCTTCAACCACTATACTACCGGCATGGTTTCCAATCCAATCACATGTAATACCATTATCACGACAATATTTTTCCATAAAAACTTGTATGCCTTTGGCCAGGAATCCATTTCCTTTTATAAGAAACCTGTCACCTGTTTCGAAATCTAGTTTTTTCATGATCTTTTATTGAATTTATTCATTTGTTCTTTTATAAATCCTGTACAATATGGTTTATTTGGTTCAAAATCACTGTATTGAAATACTTCAATACTCCCAAAAGAACTATCCGAGCAATATAGTATTATTTTCATTCTTTATATTTTAATTTTTCGGGTATTTTTATTCCGTCTTTTATTAAAATTAAATCCAGTTTTTGATCTATACGCTCAAATCTTGAATCGGTCAACTCCCTCTCTGTCTTTTTATATTCATTAAATTCAGTATGCCCTACTTTTTCTCTATCTAACCTTTCAATCTCTGTTTTATCTGCTTTTTTTTCAATAGCTGTTTCAACATTATTTTTAAAATTGAAAGGTGCTTTAAAAGCTAAAACCAATATAGTTGCCATCATTGATAGAGCTACCGGAATTAATGATTTAATCATTGTGTCTCCCCATTCTTTTTTTGTCATGTTTCCATATTTTAAAGGTTAACAATATAAATAAACATATAATAAACAAACCTCCTGATAAAAATAGATTTGTTTTTGGAATATATTTATCATAATTTTTTATATCAAAAAACGCAATCCCTTCAGTTATAAAATAAAACATAAAAAATAAACCAGTACCTTTAAAAATATACCTGTATAAATCATTTATCGCATATTTGCTGTCTTTTAATTTATTTACCCCTATATAAATAGCTAATACACCGTAAAAAATTAATGAAAAATAAGGACTATGATAAACATCAATATATCCAAAATATTTTTTTATGATATTTCCAGAAATCATATATAAAAATAAAAATAATAAAAACAGTATATCACTTATCGCTTTTATTCTCATTAAATAAGCCTTTTAACCATTTATAAAATTTTTGTAACCAATTATCGGTTTTCTTTGCAGTTAATCCTCCACCACCAGGCGGGGGAGGATGTTTTGTTGAACCGTTTGACATAACTTTAAATTTTAATTGTTAACTTCTTTTATTATAACATAATTTTTATTGATACGTTTAATCCTATTTCAGAGCCTATATCAAATTTATCCTTTTTAAGCCATATTTCAAGCCCTGTGCCATTATCTTTTATTTCATAGTAGTTTGTATCACCCGAACATCGTTCGTTAATTATGGTGTATTTATCACGTTCTGGAAGCGATGATTTAATTAATGCTGAATATGTGCATTGTGTAAGAAGTATAAAACCTATAAACAAAATAAAAAATAAATAAACACTTCCCATATACTCTAAATGATTTTTTAGTTTCATAGCTTTAAATTTTAATTATAAATCATGTGCATACCAATTGTCCCCAATAGCATACCCTAGCTGATAAACATAAATTCCAACACCTTTACCTGTTGGAATAGCAGTATTTGTAAAAATACCAGTCCCTCCGGTAAGGGCAGTATTTAATTCCCCGTTTAAATAACAACGAATAGTATTTCCTTCAACTTCCATACTTAGGGTACCTGTAGTCTCTGAATGACCCCCAGATGCTAAATTTAAATAACTTCCTTCAAGCCACCGTCCGAAATAAGTAGTTGTGCTATTTATCATATAAACATATGCAGTACCCCCATTATCCGGGTTAACCCTTAATGCAATACCAACATCAGCCCCAGTAGCTTGTAATATTTCAAAATCTATTCCAGCTACTTGATCATCAGTTTCAGTTAAACTATCTGGTTTCCAATGCAGTGAATAGGAAGAAAGTCCTCGAAAAGAATAATAAGAAGGGTGAACTTGTATTGAATTAAAAACAGATGCCCATCCACCTTGTCCATCTAATGTAGAACCTAATGCATATGAATCAAAATTATCAAAGTATAATTTATCAGATATATCAAATTCTCGATAAGGAATATACATAGGATATCTTGAGATAAGTTGAGATGATCCTATTATACTATATATAAATAATATACTTATTAACAGTTTTTTCATTTTCTATATCCTATTAAAGTTAATATCATCATAGTTGGTTTTGTCGTAACTGTAGGAGTTTTGCACCATATAAAAACATTAGGAGGTATTTCATTATTATCAAAGCTTGTATCAGAATCTCCTGTAGTTGTGCTTGTTAAAGTTGGAGCAGCTGTATTTAAATTAGTTGCTGAACCGCTCCCTAATGTAGCATGCCAGCTAACCTGAACAGCAACGCTTGGGGATGATCCTTGAAGAACTCCCCTTATTTCAGTTACAACAATAGTATCTTTTACATTATAAAAAACACCATAAAAATTATCTGTATCAAAAGCTAAGGTATCTCCTGCATTTCCAACCCCTGCCCCAAATACAAATATTGGAATCGTATCTGGAATTTCTACCCATGAACCATTACCATTCCAGAATGAAGATGAAGTAGCTCCTATTCCTGAATTTAAATTAGAAATCGATAAATTTCCTGTTACATCAGAAGTTAAATCCACTTGTCCTCGCACAATATCTTGTCCTGATAAAGTAATATAATCAGGTGTTCCACTTACTGTAACAGCATTATGTCTTGCAGAAGTATTAGCAGATACATCTGTATTTGCACTAACCCGAACTTCTGTATAATAAAGATTTGTTTCTTCCGGAATATCAACCGTACTTACCTGATTTGCTCCTGTTCCCCAATCTATATGAGTATCATCTACCGCATCAGAAGCTATAGTTAATTCTCCACTTCCTGTTACATCCCCTGTATGAGTTGCATTTGTTTCTTTTGCTGTATTTGCTTCAATAGCCGTAATATGAGAAGCAGTAGCATATCCTGTTTGTGCGTTTGTAGCTGCCCTGAAACTAATTTCCTGTGTAGAAATTGACAATCCTCCCGTTGTAGCAGAAGCATTAAGTGAAACATTCGTGCTATTATCTGTTCCTGCCTGGTCTACATCAAGTGTTGCCCTTTGTGCTGAAGCATCAGCATCATCCAGTAATGCCCTTCCTGCCGATGTACATGTTATTTCTTCAATAACTCCCGCTCCTGCTGTTACTCTTCCAAGCACTTTATCTGTAGCAGATATATTCTGTATTTTTGAATAGGAAACAGAACTGTTTATTACCTCAGCCGTAATACTTGGTGTACCATCATTATATGTAAAATCTATTGTCGTGCCATCTGTTAATATATTTCCTACTGCATCTTGTGCCGCTTCATCATTAAAATTAACAAGGGTATCCTTACTTGCAAAAGAATAATTAAGTGAATCTATAACCTTATTCAATTTATTTCTCACAGACAACCCGCTTTCACCATTTTCTATATTCGCAATTGGGGCAAGGCAGATAACTGCACTAATAATTACCAAAAAAATTATTATCCTTTTCATAATTCCATATTTTCGTCATCCCAAATAAATCCATCATCAAAAACCGTAAATTCCCGTATATTGCAAATTGCCCTACGTGGGATGCAAAATATTTTTACAATTCCTAAGAATTTATAATATTCACATATTTCTCCTTCTTCTAATTCGATATAATATTCCTCATTCTCATAAAACCATTCTTTAGCAATACACGCCTTATCAAATCTTTTTACAACTCTCTTTGCAATAAACTTACTCTTACAAACGTAATAATCAATTTCACTATTTTCTTGTGCCCTTACTAATACCACAAAAAACAATAATAAAATGAACAATATAAATTTCTTCATCATTTAAACCCTTTCTCTTTTAATACTTCATTTATATCTAATTTTGCACTTCCAATTCCTCTAGCCTTTCTTTCTTCCTCCTTAATTTGAATCATCAAATGCTTTTCAGCAACCGTTACTTCTGCCTCATAATCTTTCCCTTTAGTTTTAATAGAATAATATACATATGGCTGTTTCTTATCTTCTTTTAATTTAGTAACCTCCATTGTAAACTTCTTTCCTTGTTCTTCAAATTCTTTTTTCATAATATGTTATTTTTAATCTTCCCAAACTTCTGTGTCAATCCATTGTCCATCATCATTCCACACACCATTATCTAAAATCCAAGCTATTTCATCAGGTGAAGCAATCTCAACATCTATTAATTCCGTCCTGTCTACTATTTCCACTCCAATTAATTCCGTCCTGTCTACTATTTCTACACTTTCTAATATCATAGTGATAAATATATACCTTTTAATTCAAATGTTGGATTGTAATAAGAATCATCTGTAAATCTTGCATTTGCTTCTTTATATTTAAGTTTCCAAGTAACCGCCCCACTAAACAAATTCCTATTTGAGGACAACATGTAAAAATACATAATCGGCGAAGTTGTATCTGGTACATATAAATCTGTATCTGCAACTGAGGCAGGATAGCCTGCCTCTTGAATTACAACCCCATTCTTATCTATTGCTTCTACAATAACTTCTTCATAGCTTCCCCATGTTTTCCCTGTAGCAAACGAAGCCGTTAACTTTAAAATACCATCTCCTTTATACAAAATTTCTGATGCCATAACCTCTATTGCCTTTTTACATTTATTGCTTTCACACCTTTTTTTCCTTCTGTTAACGAAAAAAAGACATCTTCATCCTTCTGTAATACCTTATTGTTATCTGCTATATCAGTTACGTGGAAAAAGAACTCTTTCGCAGACATGGTATCAATTACAAAACCATATCCTTTTTCATAATTAAAAAATTTAATTACCCCTTTTAATAATTCTGCCTTTGTTGTCATAAAATAAAAAATTAAATTAATAAATATATTGTATTACCTTCTTCTCCTTTTCCAAACCTTTGCTATCCTTTTTCCTGCAAGATGATTAAATGCTGCTGCTGCGGCATCAACCTGATCTTTATACGTACTGTATGGATAGAAACGATGTTCTTCAATAAACTCCTTATTCCAATGTGCTCGTAATAAAAGTACATTTCCATTGTTTACCTGCACACTATACGGGTCAGCCCTAAATTCTTTCTTTCCTGTAGGGCATTCCGCATTGCAAACATACCCTGCTAAATTTCGTATTGTTCCCTCTGCACTTTCTTTTCCTCCACTACCAGGCTCTTGTTCAATCCAAATATCCACTCTTTTTCCGTCTGCTTCTGCCGTTTCCCGAATAATATCCTCCCTCAATTCATTTGACCATTGTCCCCTCTTAACATCTTCAATAACCCATTTCCCATTCACTAATTGAACCATTCTAACTCCCGCCGTATATGCCCCTCCCCCTTGTGTTCCTGCTTTATCCCAATACCGCACCCTTGCTATACAAAATGGATTGTTAGGAACTTTATCTACAATCTGAAAATGGTCAACCTTAAACATTCCTCCTCCTGGAGGAACTGGATTTTGCCCTACCTGTCCGGCATATCCATATTGTCCCAAATCCATTTCCATTTCATTCAATTCATCCCATCCTAATCTTACTGGATCTAATAAATCCTTCCTGTATTTCAATTCCATTTCAGGAGGGGAAACGTATTGTCTGAAATTCTTCAATTCCCCAGGCAAACAAATGTGTTTTATCTTCTTCCCTTTCTTCTCTAACATATGCCCAGATGGGTCATTCTGGTGTAATCTCTGCATTATTAAAATTAATGTGGTCACTTTCTTATCCGTCTTACGTGTTGAAAGGGTCTGGTCACACCAATGGTTCGCTTTCTGCAACTCAATATCACTAGCTGCCCGTTTCGGATCCAACGGGTCATCCACAATATGAATGTGACCATGAAACCCTATCAACGCCCCTCCTACCGATGTACTATACCTATTCCCTCCATTAACTCCTCTCAATGCCACTCCTCTCCCTTTCATCGAATCTTTCAGTTTCACTATTTTAAAATTACTTTTTGTATCCTTATCCTCTTTAATAGATAATTCCGGGTACACCATTCTAAATCTGTCACTACGAATCAGATCACGGCTGTATTCCGCAGACTCCAAAGATAATATCGCCCCGTAACTTGCCGTAATAAACCGCATATAAAACCACCGTGTCCAACACCACGCCGGGAACATAATGGAACAAATGATTGTCTTGGTCATCCCAGGCGGAATATTAATAATCAAATCGTATTCCTTCGGTTTATTCTCTCCTACCCTCTCTGCAATTTTCTGCAACTCAGCACACAAATACCGTATATGCCAATTGGGTTTAAATTCATCATTTGACACCACATCCCAAAAATACTCCAAAAACGTATACAAAGAACGTGTATTCAACTCCCGGCGAATCGCCACCGGGCTTTTAACAGCTTCAGCAGCACGTTCCTCCTTCGTGGAAAGGAACGAACTGCTTAATGCTACCTTATTTCCTTCATCAATACTTTTTTCTCTAATTAACTCGTTTACTTGCATTCTCACCCATCATCTTTGTTAAACCTATTTTCTCAATTGCCAGCAACTCGGCATCCGTGAAATCTTTTAAATCTACATTTCGCATTACGTTCAGATTCATATCACCCTCAATTGTCTTTTTATCTTTCCAACGTTCCGGACAACGGTTCACTAACCATTTATAAGCGGCGTATGCATTCGGATGCTGCGTTTTCTTTACCGGAACCTGTATAACCTCCCCTTTATAATAATACAATTCTATGTCAGGGTATTTATACCCTTTTGCCAACCTTGCAAACGACATCTCAACCTGCATATTTATTTCATCCCTCCCACTCAACACCGCCTCACGAAAATCCACATTATTATCCACCAAATACGCCACGTTATGCACGGACATATGGAAATGTTTAGCCAATTGTCTATCCGTATATCCTAATGAAGCATAATATCGTACCGCTTCCAAAAACTCATCCGTAATCTCAGGCAAATCATGTAATCCTTTAAACAAAATACGATTCTTTCCCAATGGTTCAAGTTTCTGCACCCTTACCATTTTTTCTCTTTTTAACCGCATCACTTTCTGATCTATTTTAGACTGTCTCATATTGTTTTTATTTTTTACCTAAATTTTTTTACAAAATTTTTCCCACCCTTTTATAAAATAAAAAAATGGATTTTCATGTTGTTAAATCAAACACACAAAATCCATTATCATGTCCTTTATATTCAAATGTATGTGATTGTTGTATTGACTGTTCAATCTTTTTTCTCAATTCTTCTTTATCTACCCCCTCAAACATATCTACTGATACTGTATGTAAATGGGGGTCGTGTATTAGTTTATTATTTATATAGAAGTTTGGGGGTTCTGATATTAGGTTAATCCGTTTCCCGTGATTTTGTTTTTTCCCTAAAAAATTTGTGCGGATTTTTATACCGTGACCGAGCCAATCACGTATACGTGCATACGCCGAACGCATGCACCCCCCTACCCATGCGGTATCCAGACACTCTCTACTCCATTGTCTCACACCCCCTACAACCCTGTTTATTGTCATTCGTACATTACACATAACTACTATTGTTACTGTTATGACCTTATTCATTGTCACATTCACACCCATTCCCTCACTTTTTTACAACCTGGTTAAACCCCCTTTTAACTATTCTCCTCATTTGCCCCTACCAATCCATCGCTCCGCCTTTGTTCACAAGTGTTTCCGAGCGTTCAGACGCGAAGGGTACCAGTATAAATTTACGTTTTTTCCACCAATTTACCCCAATTATTCGACACCCAATCTCCTACACTACCAGTGCTTTCAGTATGCCCAACCCCATTATGTACTTTTTTATAAAATATTTATAAAAAAAGTGTTAAAATCCTTGACACGTATTACCTTTTTTTCGTACATTTACCATAACAAATTACAAGTTACGTTCATTCACAATTAAATGTAACAATTACCCACCGAACCAACTTTGGTTCGTATGTCCTTTGAAATAATGAACATTGTGTAGCGTAGAGGCGGGCAAACGTACATTCAGTATGTATACTGATAATTCACGAATCGGCAAACCGTACACCGAAAAGAGTCAAAATCGTAAGGCGCTATACACGAGTAACTCAAATACTCGGTATTAATGTTTGTACTTATAATGTCAATTGGTATGTGTGAAATACTTTCAGGCATTCATTCATTAAACTATGTTCGTTGTGTAATTTTCATAATTAAATTAATTCATTTTATTTTTTGGTTAAATTTGGAATGGTATAGTAATATTAATTACTGTCTGTATTTACATTTTTTATGTAAATAATTCGTAGGTCGTAACTATTGCCGTTTCACTATTATTATTTACATTTTTTATTAACCAATTAAATTTAGCAATTATGAAAACACTAAAAGAAGGATATTACATTTATCAACCTGATGAAATTAATAAATTTCTTATTCAACTCGAAAGGGGGACAGACGAAAGATCACACATATTATCCATACGTGATGGAGGAAATGGAAATAGCGTAGGGCAAATTTATAACAATGAAATGCATTTAAAAGTATTGGGACATTGGTTTACAATTCCATTAAATCTTTCTCATTTTTGTTCCTTAAAACAACATTTTTCAAAAGATTATAAGGTTAACTGATGAGGTTTTTGTAACCGAAACAACCAGTAAAAAAACTGGTTGTCTTAACCAATTAAATTTAGCAATTATGGTAATTTTAATTTTTGTACTCATTTTTATTTTGGGATCGTTCTTATTACGCAACGTAACTTTCCCGAAATAACATTTCTATTACCCGGCCTGCTTGCAGTGTTCGGGTTTTTGCAGTAGTAAAAATTAAATAAATGTCAAATTAAAAAATAAGATTATTATGAAAGCAATTTTTGACACGTACAACCCATGGGAGACGGTTGAAATCTTACCTATTCCTCCTCAAAGAATAATTACATTTTTTGAAACCGTAAGCCATTCAAAAGTATTGTTAGCAGGATTTTCATTATTGAAAAGACTTAAATTAAAGAAAACTTTCTTTTTCAACGATTTGAAAATTAAGGTCGTTACTAAATTAAACGAATCACATTTACAAATCTGTAACTAAATGAAAACAATACGCATTTACTTACGAATTATACACAGCCGGTTATTATTTTTTATAACTTTGTGTACGTTCATATTGTTTTTTATGAAAGCAATACAAATAATTTAGTTTTTTCATGGTTTGTTAGTTTATAGGTTAAACTAAATTCTGAGAGTAGCCGTGTTTGGTTACTCTCCTTCTTTTACAAACCCTTCTAAATATGGTTAAACGTGAAATAATAAGCGTTCCTGGTTCGATTCCGGGAGAAGGGACAATGCAATAATGCAGAGGATTAATACCATAAAGATTATGGAAACGAAATTAGAACCAATTGTTTAATTGATAATCATCACGGTATTTATATACCACAGACATTTTATCAAATGTATAACCCTCAAAATTCTTACTGGATATGGGATTTTGATAATTCAGATGAATTAAATAACCCTGAAAATGCATTCTATTGGGAAACATGGGAAGATGTTTTAAACAATGCTTATAAAATTGATCCTGACACAGGTGTAAAATACACGTTGTATCAAAAAGATGATCTTTGGGCAATCCCTGAAGGATATGATAATGAAGAATTTTTTCTTTAATTAATCCGCTGGGATTTGAAAAAATTATAAGAACCTTTCACACCCTCTTTTCTTTCGTTTTGTTAGGTAAGAGGGTGTTTTTTAGCTTAACTGGTGTTTTATATTGATGTTCGATTCATTGATAAGCTGCTAATTTAATGTTTAACTAAAATTATAAATTATGAAAACTGATTATAATTTAAAAGCAAAATCATTTTTGAAAAAAACAAACTCAAAAATGACAATAGAATATTTAAAAACAGATAAATATTTTGATGATGACAAAGAAGAAAGAGATATTTATAATATTACCCTTTCCAGGGGTTTACGTTCTTTTTCTTTTACATTTGGCAATTCTATTGCAAATAGTAGATACAAAATTGCAACTAGAGAATTTACACGAAATGAATTGAAAGGACTATTACATGAAAATGGCACTTTGAAGAAATATTTATTCGGCAATAAATATTTTACAATAAATAATAATGATAAAATAGACTACCCGAAGCCACCATCTTTTTATGACATTCTGGCTTGTATGGAAAAATACGACGTTGGGTCGTTTGAAGATTTTTGTAATGAATTTGGGTATGATGTAGATTCCCGTAAAGCAGAAAAAACATACATTGCTGTATGCAATGAATATAAAAATCTATGCTCATTATATAATGAAGAAGAAATAGAGCAATTAGCTGATATAAATTAATCTTCATGGGTCATGGGAGTATGTTTATTCTGGGGGCATTCTCTTTGAGTGCCCCCCTTCTCCTTTCTCAGGCATACTGATGAGATTTTAATAATCGAAACCTACGATTAGGTCTATGTCAAACTAAAATAATACATTATGAAAAAAGAAATTAGTCAAACAGCAGATTCAGTAAACGAAGCAAAAAAAGAAGGTTATAAATATGTAGTTAAGTTTACTGATACGAGTTCGCTTTATGCCTGTAAGGATGTTAACATAAAAACATTAAGCGAAATTTATTCAGATAATGAATATGAATATAATCAACATCAGCAACCAAAAGATGATAAACACATGGGTTGCCCAATTGATGAAGCTATCGAATGTTTTAAATTAAATTAATTAAAATAAAATATAGCAAAATGAAAACAAAATTTAAATCATTAACAGTTAATAAAAATGTTTCAGTAATGAAATTTGAACATGAAGATGCAACGCAAACACATGACATAATTCATGAACTTGAATGCATTGCTGTTTTAAATGGAGGATATAATCAATATGGAAGACAAATAAATATAGGAAGGTGGGTTGAATTAAAACAGCAATACAAAGAATTGTTAGATGAAATTAAGGAATTGACAGATTCCTTTTAATTAACCCCTGCCGTTTCCTGCTATGTACGGCAGGATGTTGGCCCACAAAATTAATCATCAAAAAGCATTTAATCTGCCTTATGATAACGTATATTACGAATACAATGTATACAATGGTGATACTATCCCTGTAGATACTATCTGGGCGCCATGTTATGAATAACTTAATTATTAATTAAATATTTTAAAATTATGATGTTTAAATTTAGAGCAGAAGTAAAAAATGACGCTATTAAATTCATTAATAGTATACCAGATGCAAAAAATGTAAAATACAAGAGAGCATTTGGTAAAGAATACCCAGATATTGAAGTAACTTTTTCAACTGATTTGACACATTATACATTAATTCAAATATCAAGAGGTATCATAGACAATCATGTTGTACGGCAAACCCTTTCTTTGAAAAAGAATTATACAGGTGTTCGTAATTATGACATGTTATAACCGTTTTTGGAACTTTGCCCCGTTCGATTCGGGGAACGGTTCAAATGTTTAACTAATACTTATATTTATGAAAAGAGAAATTTTTAAATTTAAAAAAGTGGACTACCTAAATAGTTCCCATCATTCAAAACTTAAAATATTTTTAAGGTGCTATTTTTTGCAAACATATGCAATGGTTTATTTTATTTTTACAAAAAAAGAATTAACACATGCATTTTTCTATTCACAGAAACAATATGAGGTTGGCACTGATTTTAGAAAAAGAAAAGTTTATTTTAAAGGAAAAGAATATAGTGAAATGTGTGGTTTTGAATTTGGGGCAACGAATAATTGGTCAGATGCTAAATTATTGGGGTTTGGTTCTTATAAAGACATATCATTTTGAAAATGAATCCAAAAACAAACCCGTTAACAACTCAGATAGCTAAGAAAGCTATGGACGTTGAATTTAATCCTAAAATTAAATTTTTTTATTTGAAGATTAAAATGTAAATTTATGGAATATTTAATAATTAATTTTTTTATTTATGGAAAGAAAAACAAAAATTACAGTAAAAGATCTAAAATTAGCAGTCTTAGAAATGTTATATACAATGCTGCTAGTAGATAAGGAAACAAAAAGTCCTATGACATCCTACCGACAAAGTGACTCCGAAAGCCTAAAAGCACTCATTAAAAAATGGGCCGTTCTTATAGAACCAGGAGATACATTTTCTGATGAAACACAAGAGATAATTGATCTTGTGCTTTCTGAGAAATAATACAAAAAAATAATAAACTTTTTTTTATTTTAACAATTAAATTTTTAATATTATGAAAACAAAAGATTTAAAAAATGCTTACAGTGAGATGATTAAAGTTCTTGATCTTGTAGATGCAAAAACAAAAGAACCTTTGGTGGTTTCAAAAAAGGCAACTGCGGAAGAACTAATTGATTCTATCAAAAAATATGCTTCTTTCATTGAGGAAGAAGATGAATTTTCTGATGAAACACAATCCATCCTTGATGAAATTTTAATTGAAAAGGAAGATGATGAGGAAGATGAAATTCCCGTTTCAAAAACAAAAAAATTAAACAAAGAAGTTATTGAAGAGGATGAGGATGAGTATGATTTAATTGAGGAGGTTCAAGATGCAGAATCAATCCTTGAGTTAAAAGAACTTGTAAAAGAAAGTGATATTTTTAAGCCACTTCGCAAAGGTATTGGGTTATTGAAAGACAAAGATTTGGGAAAACTTCGTAAAAAAATGCTTGATTTACTTTCCCCTGATACGGAAGAAGAACAAGAAGAGAAAGAAGAAGTGAAACCCGTAAAAAAATCTGAAAGTAAAAAATATCCTGCAAAAAAAGCACCCGTAAAAAGAGAAGTCAAAAAAACAATAAAAAGATCAGACTCAGTCGCCAATGCCATTAAATTAGTTTGTAAAAAAGGGGGGTCTTTTAAAGAAATAATGGATAAAAGTAATGAAATTCATATACAAAATGGGGGAAAGAGTAACCCTACTGCTACCAATGTAAATAAATATATGTTGGATGCCCTTGTGGCTTTCAATGTAATTACATTTGCAAATGGGAAGTACAAACTCGTTTGAGCGAGTATAAATAGAATTTAAGCTCAAAGCGGGGTACTCTATTTAGTAGAGTACCCGTATTAAAAATTTCTAAATTTAGCGATTATGGAAAAAATAAAAATTAGTGAGACCACTCTCTACCTCCCCCCTTCAATGAGTGGGGAGAAGTTAAAACGATTCTTAGACATGAATGGATTTACATTCAATTCTAAGAAAGTTATTCGTTTGCATAGTAATTCTGTCAAAAAAAGGGTTCATTCGGCTATTCTCAAAAAAGAAATTGATGAATATTTTTCAGATTCAAAGTCTGATAATGAATTACCTTACATAATTAGGAAATGATGGATTATTTACCTATGGATTTAAAAATGAAAAAACAGCCAGGTAAAGAATTATTTAAACGCTGGCTGTTTTTTACATGTGTAGGGTTATTATTTCTAATAATAGTCCTTCAATCATTAATCGAATTAATTAAATTATTATGATAGTCTTAGCAAAAGCAAAACCGAATATGAGGTACGAAAATTACCTAAGTATCTCCGATTTGATACTAGAAGCTCGTTTAATGGAAAAGAAAATTATTTTCTATGAGACACATACGAAAGATAAAGATTGGGTTGTCCCGGTAAAAGAAGAAACAGTAAAAGATTTATTCTTACGTACTAATAACATAAAAGGTCGCCCATTCTTAAAAAGTGAAAATAAAGAATTTTTCTCAGTCTTATTTAGAAAAAAAGCAAGGTATAAAGATCAATTTTCAAAACTAGCATCTACCCATGTAAATAATTTTCCGCAGGTTATTCGTAGGAGAAAAGAAAAGAAAGAAAACATTACAGTAATTCGCTTAAAAAAATGAAATCTGCTTCAATTGCTCGTTATAAATCAGGGGAAAGAATAATTATTATAAAATTCCCGTTTAATAGAAATACCTTAGATTTTGTACGGACATTACCTGGAAGAAAATGGAATGTTGAAAAAAAGATTTGGCATTGTCCTTTATCAATTGAAGCAATAGAGAAATTATATGATTATAAATTTTCATTTGATGTAAAATTACAGATTATCTATGAACGGATTCAGAAAGGGAAATTAACAAAACAAAAATTAATAGAACTTTCAGAAGTAGATATTCCAGGAATGAAAAATCAATTATTTTCATATCAGAAAAAAGGGGTTCATTTTATTGATATTAAAAACGGGAGATGCTTAATTGGGGATGAAATGGGGTTGGGAAAGACGGTTCAATCATTAGGTTGGTTTCAATTACATAAAGAAATACGCCCTGTAATAATTGTCTGCCCAGCCTCATTAAAGTATAATTGGAGGAATGAAATTATTAAATGGATTGATTACAGAAACATAAATGTCTTAGAAGGGGGAAACCCGTATAGATTGGGTTCCCAATCTGACTTCATAATAATTAATTATGATATTTTAAATAATTGGAAAGATGAATTATTGCGGATAAACCCAAAAGCCTTAATTATTGATGAATGCCAATATATAAAGAATAATTCTGCAAAGCGGACAAAAACGGTTAAAAGAATTAGTAAAACAATTCCTCATATTATTGCATTATCAGGAACACCAATATTAAATTGTCCCGTAGAATTTTACAATATCATTTCTATACTAGATAAAAAATTATTCCCAAATTATATGCAATATGCTCACAGATTTTGTAATGCTTATCATAATGGATTTGGGTGGGATATGTCTGGGGCTTCAAATACACAAGAACTCTATAAAATTCTTTCTGAAAATATAATGCTAAGGAGGTTAAAAAAAGATGTATTGCAGGAATTACCTGAGAAAATATATTCTTTTGTCCCGATTTTATTGGATAATAGAAAGGAATATGAGCAAGCAGAAAATAATTTTTTAGAGTACCTAGAACAATATAAAGGGAATGATACCGCACAAAGGGCGGCAAATGCAGAAATATTAACCGAAATAGAAGGCTTAAAACAGGTAGCTATTAAGGGTAAATTAAAAATGATAATAAATTGGATTGAAAATATTTTAGAGGATAATAAATTAGTAGTGTTTGCCAATCATAAATTTGTTATTGACAACCTTTGTAAACATTTTTATGGTAGAGTTGCTAAGGTTGACGGAACGATAATAGGGATACAAAGACAAGCAATGGTAGATCGTTTCCAACGAAATCCAAATGTAAAATTATTTGTTGGAAATATTCGTGCCGCAGGTGTAGGGATAACATTAACCGCAGCAAATAAAGTTGCATTTATTGAATTACCCTGGACCCCTGGTGAATTAATACAGGCAGAAGACAGATGTCACCGAATTGGACAAAAAGATAATGTTACTGTATACCAATTACTGGCGATGGGAACTATTGAAGAAAAAATTGCTTCATTATTGGACTCAAAAAGAAAAATATTAGACTTAGTATTAGATGGGGTACAAACAAATTCTTCATCTTTAATAATGGAACTTATTAATCAATATAAAAATTAGAATATGAGCACACCTTGTAAAAATGAATATGAAATAAAAAGGCGACTTCATGCTTTTAAACGGTTAGGAAACATAAAAGGATTTGAAGCAGGACTGCCATGCCCAGAAATATTTGGGATAAATTTAAATAAAAAAGGATTACTTAAAATTAAAGATTTATTACGTAAATTTAAAAATTAAAATTATGAAACAAAAATTTATTGATAAATTAAAATTATCGAAATCAAACGTAGAAATGCTCAATAGAATTAATGAGATTCTTGAAGAGTATGTAAATGACGGGTACACATTGACATTAAGACAGCTATATTATCAGCTTGTTTCCCGTGATATTATCCCAAATAATGATAAAGAATACGGCAAAATATCTAACATTCTCAAAAATGGCAGAATGGCTGGGATTGTTGATTGGGCATCAATTGAAGATAGAGTAAGAGTACCAAAGCTACCTTATTGGGTAAAAGATGTAAAAGAAGCTATTAAAGATACAATACAACAATATCGAATTGATAGAATGAAAGGGCAAGATAGGAAAATAGAAATATGGGTTGAAAAGGATGCCCTTTCTAATGTTCTATATCGTGTTTCTGAAAAATTTCATATTAGATTAATGGTTAATCGTGGTTATAGCTCCGTTTCTGCGATGTACGATGCTTACAATAGATTAAATAGTGGTGATGTTATCCTTTATTTTGGTGATCACGATCCAAGCGGAATGGACATGATTAGGGATGTAAGAGAAAGATTAAATGAATTTGGGATTGATGTAAATGTGCAACCTATTGCATTAACAATGGAGCAAATTAGAGAATTTAACCCCCCACCAAACCCTGCAAAAATAACTGACCCACGGGCAAAATGGTATATTGAAAAATATGGAAAAACAAGTTGGGAACTTGATGCGCTTCCCCCAAAGGAATTAATAAGACTGGCTGAAAATGCAGTTGAACATATTATTGATATTAATCTTTATAACGAAATGATTGAGGAAGAAAAAAAGGGTATTGCTGAACTTAAATCTTTTTTTTATTAATAATATATGATTTTTACTAAAAATTAAAATTATGAAAACAAAAGAAATTCGTAACAAATTTAGAAAACAGACAATTATTCCTTTGGAAAAGATGAAGGACATAATAAAGTCGAAAATGTTTGAAAATAAAATAATTATTACCGCTGTTCAAAAAAATAAATCTTCCCAATTTATTAACAGAATAGGTAAATCTATTGTTGATTTTTTTCAAACAAAAATTGACAAATACGTTTTGAAAAGATTTGTACAATTATTACCAGAAAAATTAATCACAGAATTATACAAAAAAGTTGTTAAAAATAATCTTTTGATCGATATAAAGTATATTTCTGTGAAAAAAGGGAAAGGCCGTTATGTTTTGCTTATCATAAAAGATAAGGATTGCAAAACAGTTTTTAATCTAGGGAGACATATTGATGATCCTATCTTGGAGCATAGGTTTCCTCCCATTAATGAATTAAATTTAATAAATTGATTTTTTAACCTAATTTTTAATATTATGAAAACAATTCAAGTTAGTGAAGAAACGTATGAAAAAATACGTGAACAATTAAAAGAGGAAGAACAAATAGAAATTAATTCTTTACAGGATTTTGTAGGAAAATCTTTCTTTTTTCGCACAGTCACCTACCATGTTATAGGGAAGGTAGTAAAAGTTCTTCCGTATGGTGTTTTACAATTGGAAAAAGCAAGTTGGGTAGCTGATTCAGGAAGATTTACTCAGGCAATAAAAGAAGGAACGTTAGAAGAAGTTGAACCTTTAGGAAATTGGTTTGTTATATTGCCTTCTTGTACCGATTTTGGGCCTTGGTTGCATTCTTTAGATCAGAAACAAAAATGATCACAATTTTATACGAAGGGACTAAGTCTGGGTCTAGGTCTAGGTCTTGGTCTTGGTCTTGGTCTAGGTCTTGGTCTAGGTCTTGGTCTTGGTCTGGGTCTTGGTCTGGGTCTTGGTCTGGGTCTGGGTTTAGGTCTTGGTCTAGGTCTTGGTCTTGGTCTGGGTCTAGGTCTAGGTCTGGGTCTATATATTCCTAAAAACATATAAAAATGGATATTATTAGAATTTATACTGATTACAATATCCAATACAAAACAGAAGGGCATAAGCATTGCCGCCCAGGATGGGTAAATTGTGAATGTCCTTTCTGTTCAGGTCATTCAGGATACCATTTAGGATATAATATAAAAAATAATTTATTTGTTTGTTGGAGATGTGGGTTTCATCCAATCAGTGAAACAATCTCAAAATTATTGCATATAGAATTAAAGGAGATTTTTAAATTATTAAAAAGTTATGAAATATACTTACCGTATAAAAATAATTCAATAGAAACAAAGATACGTATAAAATCTCATAAATTTCCTAGTAATGTAACCCCTTTAACTGTACAACACAAAAATTATTTAATAAAAAGAAACTTTGATCCTGACAAATTAGAAAAAGAATGGAATCTTGTAGGAACAGGTGTTATTAGTTTCTTAGATAAAATAGACTATAAATTCCGAATAATTGCACCTATATTTTGGGAGGGTAGACAGGTTTCTTTCCAAGGAAGGGATATTACTAATAAAAGTAATACCCGTTATAAAGCATGCCCTGAAACAAGGGAAATAATTAAACATAAACATATTGTTTACGGACGGCAAGAAAAATGGAAAGACGTAGGTATATGTGTAGAAGGAATTACGGATGTATGGAGATTGGGATTTGATTCATTTGCAACATTCGGTATTAAGTACACCCCTCAGCAATTAAGACTTATTGCAAAAACATTTAAGAGGGTTTTTGTTCTATTTGATGATGATCCACAAGCTATTGAACAAGCAAATAAATTAATAAGTGAATTACGTTTCAGAGGAATTGACAGTTTAAGAATTTCCATTAAAAATGACCCTGCATCAATGTCTCAAAATGAAGCTAATTATTTAATAAAACAATTAAAATAAGAAAAAATGATCACAATTTTATACGAAGGGACTAAGTCTGGGTCTAGGTCTAGGTCTTGGTCTTGGTCTAGGTCTTGGTCTTGGTCTAGGTCTTGGTCTAGGTCTGGGTCTTGGTCTTGGTCTAGGTCTGGGTCTAGGTCTGGGTCTTGGTCT